TAAAACTCCCCAGCAGCACTGCGCAGAGCCGCGGCCTTGATGCGACGCTTCTGTATCTTGCCTGATACAATGTAGATGCTGTTCTCCGTCAGGATGATAAAGTCCGTCTGGACCTTGTAAATCTTCTGGATTAGGCTCGTGAACTCGTCATTACCCTTGATGAGCATCTTCTCGTTGTTGTCCGTGTCCTCGCCGAGGAACGCACGGCCTGACTCCGTATCAAGAAAATAATCCATCATGATGGCCTTGTCCTGCTGCATAGCGAGCTTAGCAGCCTGAACAAGGGTCTGAGGTGACGGCGCAGGGGCTGAAGCGGCAGCGGCCGTTACAGGTGAAGTGGGGGGCGCAGATGTGGGAGGCATATTCGCAGGGGGAGCCGACATCTCAAAGTCTGAAGTTTGTCGGGAAAGACCTATTGGCTTTTTTCCGCATGTTCAAGCCGTGACTCAATGTCCAACAGCCGTAGGCTTCAGAACATCCGCTGCGTGCCTCTTGAGAATCTGGTTAATAAACTCATACGCCTCGTCAAGTTGAGAGCGGTTTCGTGCACCCGTAATAATGATACTTCCCGTCTGGAAAACCGAGATGGTCACGCGCTTGCAGTTGCCAATTGTCTTGCCGTCTCCCTGACCCGTACAGGGACGCGGGCACTGACAGATTCCCCAGAGCTCTGTGTCAAGAGGTGCCTCCTCATTGTAATAGTACTTCGTATTCACACCCTGATAAATCGTCGTCTCAAGTGTGCTGAAGAGACGATACTGAGATGTAAGAAGGCGATGGAGCTCATCCCTCTTCGCCAGTGTATTCATCTTATAGTCACTGTTGAGCAGCTGAATTGCGAACTTTGCAACTTTCAGAGGCTCACTTGAAATCGGTGTCGGGAGCTGCTTGAGGTGCTCAATCAGCCAATCAACAACCGACCTACTGAATTCCTCGCTCGTAACACCCGTCATCTGAAATCCACCATTCTCAAACAGTTTCATGTTGACCTCCTTGAATCCAGATGCATCGTCGCGCTTCTTGCGAATCACGAGGGTGGACTGATTGAAGAATGTCTTATCACTCACGCGGCGCTTTGTTAGAACGTCGCGTGAGGCATAGCCAATGACCTTATCCTTGCACTCCATCTTCAAAATACCCTCTGCCGGATATCCAATAGGAATCAGAAAGGGGGCAAGCTGGTCAAAGAGTGTCTTCAGCTTAATTGTTGTTCCGAGGTGACCCGTTGTCACCAGCGTGGAAATACGCAGAGGTGTGAATGTGAGCTTCGATGGGTCCATGTTTTCTTAAAGTACTTCATTCGCGAATGGGCGCGTCAAGTTTTAGGTAGAGGTTTTCATGTAGCCATTTTGCTAAGAGGTTAATTTTAATAGGAGGAGGACAGAGCCGTAGGAAATCACTGTCTGTGATACGGAGCATTGAATAGAGCGCCTCCATACTCAGAATATTAAGCTCCTTTGTAATTACAAGAAAGAACATAGCGAGCTCTGGGAAAATCCATGTTTGAAGAAGTGTGTCTATATAGCCATGGACCTCATAGGCTGGTAGTGTAAAAAGAGTAGAAAGAACCTTTGCACACTCATTGTGCTTCTTAGGATGCAAGAGGAAGAAACGAATATCTCCTCGCCGATAAATAATATCAATTCCAGCGGTTAGAACAGGCTTTCCTGAATCTATCTTCTCCAGGCGCTTCGTGAACTCCGTTGGGGATGGAGCCTCCAGCTGAATTGTTAGAAACTTGTGAAGAATGGAAGAGTGAATCCGTGATACGGAATTACAGAGGAAGATGAGAAGAACATCTTGGGCTGGCGTATCTAAGAGGGGGCGCAGGGCAATCTGAGCCTGGTCGGTGAGTGTCTCCGCTTCGTCAAAAATAATAACTTTCGGCGGTACGAATCCGAGATTATTTGTTGTATGCTGAAGAATAGAATGGAGTGAGGAACGAACAAAAGGAAATACGCGGCTCCTCACTGCCTCTAGACCGCGCTCATCACTGCTATTTAGGAAAAGTGCACGTCCAAAGAAAGAAGAGAATCCTGATGAGCCATGGAGCTTCTCTACAAACGCACGGGCCGATGTTGTCTTTCCTGAACCAGGTGGACCAACCAGAATCATATGGGAGAGGGCGTTTTGATTCTTTAACATGAGCTCAAAGAGCGTATGGATACGTGTTGGAAGACCTCCTGTGTCAACCATCTTGGTGGATAAAGGGGGTAATGTTTAGACTCAAGCGACGTTACATGTTTGCAGGAGGCGCGCAGACACCATTCGTGCAGACCATGCCAGCAGGGCAGGCAGGCTTATCCTGACCGCACATCTGAGGGGGCATAGCACCCTGGAAGCCCTCGTAGAGAACTCTGTAGACAATCTTGTGCGTAAAGTGGTAGACCAGGGCGAAGACGAGGCCGTGGACCAGGGCCTGGGTCGTCTTATTTCCCTTCGGGGGGATAGTTACGAGAACGCCCGGAACTAAGACAAAGAACAGCAGCGCAGTGTAGAGCGTCATGAGATAGTGCATATCGTATATTTAAGCCTGTGAAAATAAAGTTAGTAAGAAATGGAAGCCATTTCTCTAGGATATAATTGTAGTAGCGCCACATATGGTGTTGAAAATGGGATGAGAAAACGAAAAAGTCAAGGTTATAAAACATGCCCTTTTGATAAAATAATTAATAATTATGAAGGTATGGTTCAATGTATAGATGATGATTTTAAATATTTCTGCGATACTGATTATCTAGAACTTGTACATATTCCTGCTACCTCTAAATGGATGAACACTGATGGGGACGGTGATTATATTATTTATAATACTAAATATGAGTTTCTATTCAATCACGAAAGTCCTGGATATGGTCATTTATTTATCGATGAATCATGGAAAGGTGGAAAAGCGCATTTTATAAATAATAATTACGCAGAGTTCATTCTTCGATACGAAAGGAGAATACAAAATTTTAGAGATTATCTGAACAGTGGTGCACATATCACATTTATTTTAACAACAAAAGTGAAAGATACGTCTGCTCTAGATTCTGTGCTCAAGAAGAGATATCCTACTTTAGAATATACCCTTCGCGTATTAGATGCCGAAGAGAATTACCATGACCATATGATTTTATTGAAACTACCTAAACTTCAGAGCACGTCCTGAGAACAGAGTATGTCAGGTCGTCGCCCTACCAAATCTAAGAAAACAGATGAGACCGCGGCTGCACCTACACCGCGTAAATCAAAGAAGCCAGTGAAGGTTGTAGCTGTTGTAACTGCGAACGGGATTGAGGGTAATTTTGCACCTGAGCCGCGCCGTCCTTTGATAGCGCATTTGCAGATTCACAGTAGCGAAGTGCAGTTTAATGATATGCCTGTTCACTATGACCCTGCACCCCCTCTTCAGCCCGAGCCTTATGATGCAGTGGCAGATAACATGTTTATGCCGCAGCAGGAACTTCTAGCCGAAGAGCTGCTGGAAAAGGCAGAGGTGACTGTGAAAACCGATGCGCCTGCGCCTGTAACGGACACTGCACCTATGCCTGCATTCCTGCGGGCTGACCTTCTCGTTCAGTTTAAGTCATCCAGTGAGGCTCATCAGCTTCCAGAGACAATTGACGTAGCCTGTTTCTGGTGCACGCATAAGTTTGAGGGACGGCCTTGTATTGTTCCTGAGAGAGAGGACAAGGGTCTGTGGCGTGTATATGGAAACTTCTGCTGCCCTGAGTGCGCAGTGAGTTATCTGCTGAATGAGACAATGGACCCGCACGTTCGTTGGGAGCGTATGGCTCTTCTCCATCGACTCTACGACCCCCAGGGTATCTCCCGCATTTTTCCCGCCCCTGGACGCGAATCTCTGAAGATTTTCGGAGGCCCTATGACAATTGAGAGCTTCCGCGCGACAGTTCGTGCAGGCAAGGTCCGTATTGATATTCATATGCCACCTATGGTAAGTATTCTTGGAAGTATTGATACAAAGCCTATTGATTTCTTTGACTCCAGTTTGAAGAATACGCTATTCTCACCGGCTGAGAAGACAGCTCAGCGAAACACGGAAGAGGGTCTCCGTCTTAAGAGGACAAAGCCTCTCAAGGACAGAGATAGTACGCTTGATTCTGTGATGAATATCCAAATCAAGGTCAAGCGATGAGGCAAAAAATTGATGTTCGCCGTGCCTCCTTTATCAAGTAGTAAAATGAGTGCCGAGCCTATGATTCGCGAGCTATTCCGTGGCCTTGAGACCACCATCCATGAGCGACTTTCACTTGTAGAGCAGATTCTGACTACAATTGAAAAGCCGAAGATTCCTCTTTATGATAATGAGTTTGTGAAGCGGATTGAGCGGTTGGAGCAGCAGAAGGTGTATCATCCGCCTGATAATACGCAGTATCTAGAGGCTCGTCTTGCGGCTCTTGAGGAGCAGCTTGTCTCCGCATGCGCTGAGCTTTCAGAGCTGAAGCAGTCTAATGCTACTCTACAGCGCATGATTGGTTCACCTGCCGAGGTGAAGGCTGTATTTCCCTCGCCCATTCTTCGCTCTTCTACCCAGGAGGTAGTACTTGATGATGAGGAGCCTGTCCTGGATGAGGAGGCAGAGGAGGAAGTAGAGGTAGAGGAGGAGGTAGAAGAGGAAGTAGAGGAAGAGCAGGCTCTTGAACTAGAGGAGTTTGAGTACAAGGGTACCACGTACTACAAGGATGCAGATAATAACGTCTACTCAACCGATGAGGATGGTGATGTGATTCCGGACCCCGTGGCGCGGTGGAATGGTACGAAGCTTGTGCGCATTGTTTCATGACGTCGTGACTTAGGCTTTAGCCTAATGTCCTACGACTAACTCTACCATAAGAAATATGGTAGATAATATTAGATGAAAGTGTATTACCCAGCATTAACAACCGGCGCTATTTTCGCATCCCTCCTTGTTCTTGACATAATCAGACGTCAATCTAAAGTTTTTATTGGTCATCTTATTTTTGGTGCAATTGCTATTATGTTAATGGTCTATCTATCTCAGAATGATGCTGAATTTGTTGCATGGGGAATTTTTCTAGTTCCTTTTGTTATCCTATTGATTGGTTTCTTAATTGGATATTTTAATGCTGCACCCGGTACCACTACTACCGTTATTGCTCCTGTAGTGGCACCTGTTGCACCTACAGATTCTTGTAAGCCTGCTACACCTACACCTGCTCCTCCTTCTTGCATACCAAAAGATGTATCTGGTAATGATGTAACAACTGCACCTGTAGTTGTACCACCTACACCTGTAAAAGCGTGTGGGCCTAATTCAGGAAAGACACAGTGTGTAGATACGAGGTCACTGCAAAGCGCCTAAACCTAGTATACCATATTCTTCTAGAATGGATTCAATGTATATGACGGCATTTCGCGTATTCCTTGTTCTACAGAGATTTTTTGACGTACTTCTTTCAACCAGTACCTTCGTGGCAACCCGCCTCATCGCGGCCTCTAGACCGCGGGAGTTTGTTTTCTTCAAGGGTTATACAGTAGCGTATCCTGCACATGTGGTAAAGACGGTTGGCCCTGGTATTCCTTCTATTGCATGGTTTTACAATCTGGATATGAATCGTCTGACCTATGAGTCTGATGGACCACTCAAGAGTGTAACTTGGCTCTCTGCTCGCATTCAGTACAATGGAATGAACCTCTACTCACTCGATGATTTTATCAGCGAGGTGAAGTATTCTAGCTCACGTAACGATGCACCTTCACCTGCAGTTCTTGTCGGTGCATGGAGCCTACAGTCTGGAATTGTTCTAGATAACAAGGCAAATCTCGAGCTTTGTGTTATCACAGAATTCGGTGAGATTGAGATTTTCTCACCTTGGTCATTTATTCCTATCAATGTTACACAGTATATCGCACTGCCGCCTGTACCCCTTCCTGTAGAGCCGCTCTTTGTAGAGAGTAATGGTGATACGCGCGCTGTATCTACAGAGCCTTTTCAGGAGCATATGGATGAGCTGCCTTTCCTTGAATAACGTCGTGACTAATTAACCGTTGAATCTTAAAAATAAGAGGACTGAACGCAGTCCTCTTATTTTTAAGTTCAAATGGTAAAGGCCACATAAAAATTTGACTCCTTGTTTCTTAAATGGAAGGCATGGACTTGACTACGAAAATTCCTACGGGTGCGTGGACTTTGTATTTCCACTCACTCAGAGAGAAGCGATGGACAATTGATACCTTTCAGAAGGTTGCAACTGTAGTCACTCTTCACGAAGTTCTCTCTGTCTTCAAGGAACTAGATGAGAAGATGAAGGGTGGTATGTATTTCTGGATGCGCGACCCTCTTCCGCCTCTGTGGGAGAACTATAACAATATCCGCGGAGGTAGCTACAGTGTTCGCGGTGGCAATGATGTCGGTATTGATATATATAAGAAGTATGTTATTGGTGTAATGATGAACATGGCTGCTGTAAATCCAGCCGATTCACTGGTAGGTGTAAGCATTAGTCCCAAGATTCTTGGAGTTGGGCCTATTCAGCGTATTGGCTTCTATGTTATTAAGGTATGGAATAAGGATGCTGAGCTCTTCAATAAGAATACAGGCATTCACTGCCTGGACAAGGGAATTACACACAGCGATATTATGTATACGCCGCACGTCGAGAAGAAGATGTAACGTCATTGAACCATTAAAATTAAACACCATTTTTTGACGTTAAACGAACATCAAAAAATGTTGAGGCTCCAGTATATTAGTGACATTCATCTTGAGAGGATGACGTCAGCCGTCTTCAGCAAGATTGTCAGGCCTGTGACAGGTACCCTGGTTCTTGCAGGAGATATCGGTCATCCTCATAAGCACTTGTATCCGAAGTTTATTGAATACTGTAAGACAAACTGGGACGATGTGGTTGTTATTGCAGGTAATCATGAACTTGAGAATGGATATAGTCAGCAACTTCAGCTCTGTACACAGATTTGTTCCGAGTGGCAGAATGTCCACTTTCTCCATAACAGGTCTATCTATCTTCGCCATCTGAAGGCAAATTTCTGCGGCACAACGCTTTGGTCTGAGAAGTCAAAGCCGCATCTTTATAAGGAGGCAGTTCGCTGGCTTGATTCTGCTCTCTATAATGCAGAGGTTCTACAGGCAAACACGGTTGTTGTTACACACCATATGCCTTCAAAGTTGCTAACGCACTCTCGCTATGCATCTTATAAGAATACGACTAGCTATACATCGAATCTAGAGGATATGATTTGCTGGCCTGTTCGTGCGTGGATTTCTGGTCATTCGCATCATCAGAAAGAAGTGACACTTCAACTTGATGACCCGCCTACTGATGAGGGTGAGATTTGCTTAGGAGTAAATGCGTATGCTGGAGGGGGTAATCCTGAGCAGACGATGGCGATTAAGATTATTCCGCCTGTTCTGGCTGAACCACTTGCTTAGGACAATAATGATATATACGTATTCCAGGTATAGGAGTTTGAAGAGGTGTAAAATGGGTGATATATTTTTGCATCTTCTTCGCCTAAAAATGCTTCACAGTCAAAAATACCCTCAACTAATTTTATTTTGTTTGAAAAAATATTTGGAAAAACAACATATTTATTTATTCTTTTTATGAGTTCATCTCGTTTACTTAAATCAATTTGAGGAAAGGTATTGATTGAATATGAATATTGATTTTCAATATCAAAGTTATTCCGTGTATCATTATCAAGTAAATGTTGTATAGTATAATGACTACCGCAATTCACAGGATAATTATCATTAAAACAAATGTGTTTTACATTTTTATCAATACATTGAACTAACCGCTGTGCAGCATTTTGATGGTCATCAAAGAAACATAATACTTTATTCATATCAAATGAAGATAAGTCTAAGTCTTTGAAATCCTTGAATGTATCACCAACATAGTATGTAACATTTTCATCTATATATCCCTCAATAGGACGAGGGTCGAGTGAAATTATTTTCACATTTCCAAGTGTCTCTCGTATTAATTTTGTAGAAATGCCATTCCATACACCTGATTCAATAACAACCTCTGGCTGGAGTTTTTTTAATAAGAAATAAAATGAAAACATGTCCGGAAGTTTCATTCCACCATCATTAGTATTTATTTCTTGAAAGTTAACACTCATAAGAAATTCATCTAAGTCATCTTTTGTATATGTTAAATCCATATTTACTAGGTATAAGTAAATCGCTTGAATTAAACGACCTTATTGCTTATTCTTCATCGGCGCCAGAACCAGCTTAATCTCTCCCAGATTCGCCACCGTGTAGCGAAGAATGAGAGGGAAATCATTCTTCAGATAGAGCTCAATAGAAGGGCAGAGGCTTGTGCACTTCGTGAAGAGAACTAAGTGCTTCAGCTGGAAGATGCCCTGGACAATCTCATTGGTCGCACCATTCGCCTTGTGAACCTTCATGCTGCTGCTGTTCTCACTGATAATCGTCTCCTGCTCAGCGAAATCGCCCATGCACCTGAAGATGAGGTCCGTACCTGAACTCGTAATCTCCACGTCCAGCTTCTCACCTAGCGCATTCATGTCGCGGCAAATCTTCTGAAGGTCAACCGACGGCATGTGGATGATGCTGGTGAAGTTGAGCGACGGAATCTGGATATCCTCTACGTCCGTGTCGAACAGCTTGAGGAAATAGTTTGTTGTGGTTGACTTCTCACTGTTCTCCATGCGAATTCCGAGCTTGTTCGGATTGGACGCAGGGAGGTAGAGCGTGAGAGAGTCATTATTACCCATCGTCTTGATGAGCTTGAAGAGGTAAATCATGTTGACACCGAGAACATGCTTTGCAGGGCAAAAGTAGTTCTCAAAGCGGTCGCTATGTAGACGGAGATAGACTAAGACAGTGTGAGTTTCATCGACCGCCATAATCTTGATACCCTGGCTGTCAAACTCCAGGTTGGCTTCAGTTAGAATCTCCTTGAGGGCCTCAATCAAGGTCCGGAAGGCACCGCTCTGGACTGTTTTGATTTCAAAAAGATTGCCGTTCTGATTCGCTCGGGCTGTTGACATTCCTATAGTGATTTGCCTTTCCAATCTTTAGGCTTTGCGCGTATTTTTTCTGTGTTTTACAGTGCGTTTAGAAGGGCGTCGGCTCTTACCCCGGCCACCCTTTGTCTTCTTGTCTTGTTCAGCCTTAACGCGACCAGGGTGTCTAGCCATATATGCGGCAAGCTCAGCATTAAGTTCGGCTTGGCTTTTTACAGGCCCACCAATGGCCACGTTTCCTGGGATATTATGTTCATCAGACGGCCCCGCAGGAAGTGCACCCATAAGAGCGGCGCGCCAGTTATATGCAGCGGGTGCAGGTGCAGCAGCAGCAGGTGCAGCAGGTGCAGCAAGTGCAAGTCTCGGTATAGCACCAACGCCATATTCCCTAGCAGCTATCTGACCCTCCCGTAATCTACGAACCTCTTGAGCATCAGGTACACCACGCATATAGGCATTAAGCTCGTCATCCAGAAGTTCTATACGTGCGCCAGCAGGTAACATCGCGTCAGGTATTCTACGAAGAGCCTCTATGCGCGCTCTCATTGTCAGATATCCAATGAACTGAAGAACAGTTCCATCAAATGCAAGTTGTGCAGCTTGGGCGTGGTCAGGGCCAGCCGCATAGGTGGCGTGAAGGCGTCTGTAGATTTCCTGGAAAACACGCACACCCTGGTAATTGATTGCAACAACCGCTGCAATTCCAGCAACCGCAGGTGCTGAGCCATAGATGAGAGAGCCTATATTACCAAGAAAGGCCCTGTACCATGACATTGTAAGCATAGGGTTTACAAAGTAGCCCATTACAGAGATTATTGCATTAACCGCTCTGACTGTTAAGGAATTATTTGAACCAAGGTCGCCAGCGAGAAGAATAGCAACAAGACCTGCAGGGATGCTCTGTAAAACTCTAGCACTCCTCTCAGCCGTGTGAGGTAAGTCCTGAAGAAGAGCGTCTGCTGTTTGTCTCAGCGTAGAAGTCGCCTCCTGGTCTACCACTCTGGCCGTCTCCCTAGGGAGCATACAGAGGATAACCATAAGGCGCTTGAGCTGGTCCATGAAGGCACCACCGCGCTGCTTATACTTGCGTCTTCTACCACCCTGCATTTCAGCATCAGCGACACGCAAAAGACCTCTGGCCTCAGGATAAATTAGCTCAGAATCATTGAACATTTGCTCAAGGTCAACAAGCGCCTCTTCAGGGATAAGGGGGCATTCTTCAGCAGGAGCAAGAAGTCCCTTAGCCTTGAGTTCACCCTCTACTTCACCCTTTAGTTTCGCATACATCTCGCGGGCACTGGCGGGACCAGCACCAGGGCCAGCACGCCTGGCAGCTTGAGAAGCCTTAGCCGAATTGGCTGTATTTCTAGTGCTACGACCATCTGCTTTGCGAATATTTACAGGAAGACCCGTGTTACGCCAATACCAGTAGGAATCAGCCCGCTTTTCAACCGGTGTACTAAGACCTGCTGAAAAATAGGGCTGTCCTCTTATAAATTGATTTAAACGGTCACTTGAGATAGTTCCTGCCATTCTACTGTCTCTTACGATTTTTATTAGCACGACGCTTTCTAGAGTTTAGTCTGGCCGTGGAGTTACGCAGAAGACGTACACCCTGTGCAATTGCCGGTGTGAAGAAGAGTGGACCATTGCTCAGAACACCGCTCATCAGTGATGGATAGAATCCACCCCGTGTAGGCCGCTTATTAAGTTTACGCGTCTTTCTACGAGTAGGCTTTCCCATTTCTTGTTCACTAGATTTAAGATTAAGAGGAAGAGGAGGAAGAGGTAGACCATCGATTTCCACAATGACCAGAATGTCCACCAGGGCAATAGTCCTCTTGCTTGAATCCCTCCTCGTGTGTGCAACACGAAGAATCATGGTTATCTTTTGCCGTAGGCAGCCTCTCACCTGTAACCGGGTCATGGTATTGACCACAGTATTTCTTTCCACACGTCCAACACCATGACTTACCACACCCTTTCCCAACGTGAAACTTACCTGTTGTCTCCAGACCGCATGCAAATACGTAGGCACAAGCCGCATCCTTCAAGCACCATCGGGTGCACCAAGGACATTGCTTCGCATCATCTAGACTCATTTTCTAGTCTACTCTTTGAACTTAAATTCAACGGGTACGATGACGACGGGTCTTTCTTTTATTTGAGCGCTTACGCCGTGTGCCGCCGCGACCAGACCTCAGTTTAGGCATAATTGAGATTTGAGTAGAATAGTCTTTTAACTGGTTGTCTCTATTCATAGTTTGACCCCCTGAGACAAAATGAAAATCAGGGAATGTATTCTCTAGCTCAGAGACAAACATGTTGCTATCTAAATTCACTGTGAAGGGAGGACCTGTCAAAGGCTTGAATGTGTAGCTGCGTATTTCTTCATCAGGGAAATCAAGCTGTCTCTGAGTACCATTCATTTCCAGAGAAAGCTGAGCATACTCGCTCTCAGTTCTAGGACGGGGTCTGACTCTCTGAATAGGCGGCGGTGGCGGTGGCGGCGGCATCTAGTAAGGGTTTAAAAAATACATCAGTTTCTTCTGAAGAGATGTCAATACCTGTATTTACCCTAGAGTCAAGCAGAGCCCCCACCGAACTCTGTATTCTCGGCGGCCATTGTCGCACGGATAAGAGCCCCTTTAACACGGCTGGCCATCGCCATCCCTACACGCCTTTCTATTCTGGCCTCTTTGCACCCTATAAGAATAAGCCTATTCACTTTGCAGAGATTGGCGTTGCAGGTGGTGCAAGTGTAGCCATGTGGAGCCGTTATTTTACGCAGGCGCACTTTTCGTTTTACGATAAGGACCAGAATTTCCTGGATAACTCTGAGCGTTTCCAGATTCCCAGGGCGAAGTTCTACCAGATGGATGTTGCCATTCCTGAAAGTATTCGCGCAGGTTTCGGCGCACCTGGCGAACAGTTTGATATTATTCTTGACGACTCATCCCACGATGTCTGGGACCAGAAGAAAATCGTTGGAGAGGTTTTCCCTTTTCTGAAGCCTGGTGGAATCTTCCTCATTGAAGATGTATTCCGTAACCTAGATAATCAGATGTATATGGATATTATCTCACCCTATCTTGGTGAGATTGCCTTCTTCGGGTTCTACGAGATGGAGCACAAGGATAAGTGGTCACCTGGTTGGGATAATGATAAGATTCTCATGCTTGTGAAGAACTAGTCATAGAGTCCATCTGTATCACTTGGAATTCGTATCTTCAAACTTCTAGTTATTGCGACTCTGCGTTGTAGCCCCTCGGTATGTTCTCTATGAACCTGTTTCATCGTTCCACATAAGAAGATTGCCTTCTCAGCAAACCACTCTTCATAGTCATATTTAGTATGTGTTTTTGTTAGAATACAGTATTCCATAATATACATTATTATTTCATCAATCACTGGTTCTTGATATGATAATATCTGATAAAGCCTATAATCACGAGTTGCATCTTGTCTAAGAGCACCACAGTTTATCATCTCCATCGTATTCAACCACTCGTACAAATCTGGACGCGCCTCTTCTATATGCCTTGTAAGAATATAAGAGATAGGCTGTATACATTCAAGTAGCCGTTTCCTCTTATAAAGACTCCAAAACCTAGAGTCTGGCTTTGGAGCTTGTGCCAATGCGTCTTGTACATACCCAATGCACATACCACATGGCATTCTAGTAATAGGAGGTTCAAAAAAAGAGGAAAGAAAAGCGGCGCATCAAATTTGAAGCGGGCCATGACCCCCACCCTTAGCATAAAATAAAATGTCTACCGCTCAAGCCTATAAGAAGCACACGCACAGGGAGCACATCCTCGAGCTGCCTGATACCTATATCGGGTCAGTTGAGACTCACGATGAGATGCGCTGGGTCTTTGATGATGCAAAGGGTAAGATGGTCTATCGCCACTGCGCCTTCAATCCTGGTTTCTACAAGCTCTTTGATGAGATTATCGTAAATGCCCGTGATGCGCTTGTTCGCAGTGGAGAGGCGGGTCGTACTCCTATCAAGCACATTGAGGTCAGCGTCAACCGTACCCCCGAAGGAGTTGTAACCATCTGCGTAGAGAATGACGGTGACGGTATCCCCGTTGAGATGCATCCTACTGAGAAGGTCTATGTGCCCGAGATGATTTTCGGGCATCTTCTCACCAGCGGAAACTACAACAAGGAGGAGGAGAAGATTGTCGGCGGCAAGAACGGCTATGGCGCCAAGCTCACGAACATCTTCTCGCACATCTTCACAGTTGAGACTCGCTCTACGAAGCACGGTCTCAAGTACTCTCAGACGTGGCGCAACCACATGCTCACCTGCGACAAGGCTGCAGTGAAGAAGGATGCCGCGAAGGGCTTCGTTCGTATCACGTACCAGCCTGACCTCAGCCGTTTCGTCGGTCTGAATGTGGATGAGATGCTCCTTATCCTCCACACGCGAACTCTTGAGCTTGCCGCCCTCGCAGGAAAGGAGGTCAAGGTCAGCTGGAATGGTGAGACCGTCGGCACGAACACCTTTGAGAAGTTTGTCCGCCTCTTCGTCAAGGACAGTGCCATCCTCGCCCACGAGCGCTGTTCTGACCGCTGGGAAGTTGCCGCTGTCCTCACTCGGACTCTCTTTGATGACGAGGAGAGTACTGCTGATGAGAAGCACGTCAGCTTTGTGAACGCGGTGAATACCAAGAAGGGTGGTAAGCACGTTGACACGGTTGTGAAGCATGTTCTCGGCGACTTCTGTGAGCTGGCGGCCAAGAAGAAGAAGCTGGACATTAAGGTTGCACAACTCAAGGACAGTGTCATGTTCTTCGTCAACTCTACCATCGTCAACCCTGCTTTCGACTCTCAGACCAAGGAGTGTCTCACGACGCCCGCAGCCAAGTTCGGCAGCGTGTTCAAGAGCGCTGGTAAGCTCGTAGAGGGACTTGTGAAGATTGGTCTTCTTGATGAGGCGCAGAGCATTCTGGAGGCGAAGGCTGTCCGTGAGGCCAAGAAGAGTGACGGTAAGAAGCGCACAACTCTGCGCGGTATGCCGAAGCTCGTGGATGCTCTCTGGGCAGGCTCTGGAAAGTCAGGTGAGTGTACTCTCATTCTGACCGAGGGAGATTCAGCTGCTACCAGCGCCATCACAGGTCTCAAGGTCGTTGGTCGTGAGGCGTGGGGCGTCTTTCCTCTCAAGGGTAAGATGCTCAACGTCCGCGACGTCAGTGCCGACAAGTTCAGCAAGAATGAAGAGCTGACCGCGATTAAGAAGATTCTGGGTCTGGAGCAGGGCAAGGTCTACAAGGACCTCAAGTCCCTCCGCTATGGTCGCGTGATGGTGATGGCTGACCAGGATTTGGACGGGTCTCACATCAAGGGCCTTCTCATGAATCTCTTCCACGCAGAGTGGCCGTCTCTCCTCAAGAGTGGGTTCGTCTGTTCGCTTATGACTCCTCTCTTGAAGGCAACTAAGCGCTCTGAGGTTCGTAGCTTCTTCTCACAGGGAGAGTTTGATAGCTGGAAGGCGGCAGGTGGCACGCACGGCTGGACTCTGAAGTACTACAAGGGACTGGGTACGAGCACACCTGAGGAGGCGCAGGAGTGGTTCCGTGCTCTTCACGAGATTAAGTACCAGTGGGATGGTCAGACAGATGAGAGCATCTCCCTCGCCTTCAGCAAGAAGCGCGCAGATGACCGCAAGAAGTGGCTGGCAGGCTATGACCCGAAGCGCCTTCTGACTGTTGGCACGGGTGGCGCAGTTGACTATAGCCGCTTCATCCACGATGAGCTTATCCACTTCAGCAATGCAGACAATATCCGCTCTCTGCCGCATCTGATTGATGGTCTCAAGCCGTCGCAGCGCAAGATTATCTTTGGCTGTCTCAAGCGCGGTCTGACCTCAGAGGTTCGTGTTGCACAGCTTGCAGGATATGTCTCAGAGCATGCGGCCTATCACCACGGTGAGGCGTCTCTGACGGGCGCAATCACCAGCATGGCACAGACATTCATGGGCGCGAACAACATCAATCTGCTCGCGCCGATTGGACAGTTTGGTTCTCGTCTCATGGGTGGAAAGGATGCGGCTTCTCCGCGTTATATCCACACACATCTTGAGTCTATCGTCCCCACCATCTTCCGCAAGGAGGACAATGGCATTCTGAAGTATCTCGATGATGACGGTCTTGCCGTTGAGCCCGAGTGCTATTGGCCCGTTGTTCCGCTCATCCTCCTGAATGGATGTGTCGGTATCGGCACCGGTTTCAGCACAGACATCCCGCCTTTCAATCCTAGCGATGTGATTGCACTTCTCCGTGACAGGCTTGAGGGACGTCGCGACACCCTAGAGAACCTGGCTCTTCAGCCTTGGTGGCTCGGTTTCAAGGGTCGCATGACGATGGTCTCAGATGGTGTGTGGCAGACGCGTGGTCTCTACACCTTTGATGATGAGAGGAAGGCGGTTGTTATCACGGAGCTGCCGGTTGGAACGTGGACGAATGACTACAAGGCCTTCTTGGACGAGATGTGCACCAACAAGGAGATGGAGAACGCGAAGCTGGAGGATGGTAAGCCGTGTCTTCTCAACTACGATGACCTGTACAATCACGTGGACGTTCGCTTTGACCTCTACCTCGACCCGTATTACTACGAAGAGGTGAAGATGAACCATGGCGAGTTTGAGAAGCGTTTCCGTCTCGGCACCACGTGGCGTACGAGCAACATGGTGTGCTTTGACACGGCATCTAAGATTATCCGCTATTCGTGCGTGGGAGATATTCTGGAGGCCTTCTTCGGACCTCGTCTGGCCAAGTATGAGGACCGCCGCCAGAGTGAGATTGCACGACTCAGGGCTGAGGCGGTTGAGGCGGACGCAAAGGCGCGCTTCATTAAGGCTGTTCTGGAGGGAACCATGGAGCTGCGCCGAGCCTCCGACGAGGATATCGTTGCTGCGATGAAGAAGCACTCGCTTCCTGCCCTGTCAGGTGAGGACAAGGACTCAGTAGATAGTTACGAATATCTGCTGCGTCTTCGTATGGATAGGGTGAAGGCATCGGCGGTTGCAGATGCTGAGCTGCTTGTTGCAAAGGCGCGGGCTGCGGTGGAAGCTCTGGAGAGCACGTCCTCGTCGCAGATGTGGCTGCATGACCTAGGAGAGTTTGATAAGGCGTGGCTGAAGATGCGAGAGGAGCGCGAGTATGCTCTGGCAAACGGTGGAGGCGCGGCTCCTAAGAAGAAGAAGAGTATCAAGGTTGTGAAGACTCTTACAGGCTAAACTCCGGTAAAATTTACAAATAAATGGCTCAAAGTATTAATGGTACCATAGTAGATGCCTAGATTAACTGCCTCTGAGCTTGAAAAGCTCAACCAACAAAAAACAGTATATGCTAATATTTTTTATCAACAACAACTCTATGCTCTTGGACTCATCCCGCAAATCAGATATCAAAATACATCACACATGGATAACAGTCTTGTACTGACTGGATTTACAGGTGGTGGTATTAAACTGAATGATACGAGTCTTACAAACGCAAAAACAACGAGTGCAGCAGACTTGGCCAAGATTAAAACGGTTGTTACAAATCTGAAGACAACATACACATCTGTTGTTCAGCTCACATCAATCGCATTTGCTGTGTTAGATGCATACTCTGCTGCACTCGGTTCATCATGGTCTATCTCGCGCTCTTATGCTGTTACTGTCAGATACTATTCAGCTCTCACATCAAGTGGCACGAAAACACTGGTTGGTATACAAAATAAGCCAGCTGGAACGACAGTGGATATCCTGGCTACCTACACACCTGAAGCTGGACTCTACTACTTTGTTGGTATAACACCCTCAGGAGGTTCAGAGTCATTATCGGCCCCTATGTTTATGCCGTACCCGGCCCCCACTGGTGTTGTCATCAACGATTTGACTTACACCTCATCGAGCTTAGGTTCCAGCTGGATACAGATTCCAGCATCTGCAGTTACGGTTAACTATTATGTAAGCAGCAGTGTGTATCCTTCTGGTGGTACTTTAGTCGGCACCAGCCAATCAGTGCTTTCTGGAACACTGGTGAATACCCTAGTTGGATATACACCGGTTGCTGGAAGTTTCTACTATGTTGGAGTTACACCCACAAATGGTTCAGAGACGCTCAGTCCGATTGCTACTCAGATGCCTTACCCGCTTGTAAGCAGTGTTTCACTCAATAACTTGACGAATACCTCAAGTACTCTTGGTTGCTCTTGGTCTGTTATACCAACCGCAGCACTTGTTACAGTGAAGTATTATGCAACTACATCCACAGTTGCCTCAGGCGGAACGCAGGTTGGTACAACACAAAGTCCGTCATCAGGTGTCTTAACGAATACTATATCCTTTATACCTGTTGCAGGTACATATTACTATGCAGGTGTCACTGGTCCCAGTGGAACGGAAGTGGCCAGCAATCTGGCGACACTCATGCCATACCCAGTAGCCAGCGGAGTTTCCCTGGGTTCTCTGGGTAACTCCTCCACCTCGCTGAGTGCCACCTGGTCAGTCACTCCAGCCTCAAGTGTAACTGTAAACTACTACTCAAATGCCTCTAATAGCACAACAGGTGGTACACTGGTTGCCACACAGACTATTGCCTCTGGAACACTCATTGCAACCTATTCCTACACACCAGCGTCTGGACTCTATTATTATGCAGGTGTTGTGCCTACAGGTGGCTCTGAAGTGCTAAGTGGGACAGCGAAGCAGATGCCTTATGCAGTTGCCTCAGGTGTTACACTGAATGCGCTTGTGAAATCCTCAACTGTGCTTGGCAGTTCCTGGGCAGTTGTGAATGCATCAGCTGTTACTGTTAAATACTATGATAATGGTACAACAAATAGCACCTCAGGTGGTACCCAGATAGGAACCTCACAGACAGTTGCAAACGGTGTCACAACAAATACACTACCAGGCACATACACAATGACAAGTGGTAACTATTTTTACGTTGGTGTTACACCCACAGGTGGTTCAGAAGTTCTCTCAGCGGTGGCAACAAAGAAGGACCCTGCGGTTGCCTTCTCAGTTGCCTTGGGAGCTCTAGCTGATTCATCTACAGGTCTAACATCAACCTGGGCACTTGATGTTGCCTCCTCAGTGACAATCAAATATTACTCTACAAACTCCACCACTGCCTCAAATTCCACACAGGTTGGTACATCTCAGAGTGTGGCCTCTGGTACATACGTAAACAGCCTCACATTTACACCTGTGATTGGAACCTACTACTGTCTTGGTGTGACGCCGCAAGGAGGCTCAGAGACACTGAGTGCAGTGGCCACACTCATGCCTGCTGCCACTGCGAGCGCAGTCTTACTCGGTTCTCTAACTGCGAGCTCTGTCGGTCTGACCTCTTCCTGGTCTTTAACATCAAGCCAGCAGGTAAGTGTACAGTATTACTATAATGCAACTGCATCAAATACAGTTGCAGGTGCAACTGCGGTCGGTTCAGCGCAAACAGTTGCAGCTGGAACAACTGTGCAGAGTCTAACAATTGCCCTTGTACCTGGTAAATATTACTTTGTAGGTGTGACTCCTTCAGGTGGCACACAAGTTGTCAGTGCAGCAACTACACAAATGCCATATGCAGTTGCATCAGGTGTCAGTCTGAGTAGTCTCACGACCTCTTCCACAGGTCTCTCTTCAAGCTGGACAGTTACACCCTCTTCAGATGTATCAGTACAGTATTATTCTACAAACTCATCCACGGTACCTAACTCAGGTGGTACAACAGTTGGTTCAGCCCAGGCCGTCACATCTGGAACAACCAATCAATCACTTACAACATCATTGACAGCAGGTACATACTATTATGTTGGCGTTACACCGACGGGAGGCTCACAAGTGAGAAGTTCAGTTGCAATTCAGATGCCTTATTCTGCAGCCTCTGCAGTTGTTCTGGGTGCTCTCGACCCAGGTACAAATGGATTTTCAGCGACATGGTCACTTTCATCGGCCTCCGATGTTGTGGTACGCTTTTATTCCTCGACAAGCCAAGCTATTCCTGCCTCAAAGACTCAGGTTGGCTCAAATCAGACTGTCACATCAGGCACCACATCTATGAATGTGACTTTTACAACGCTGGGATACACTGGTGTTGCAGGTACTTATTATTTTGTGGGTGTACAGCCTACAAATGGTACACAGGTCTACTCTTCCTTAGCCTCACAGTTACCGTATGCGACTGCAGCCTCACTGACTCTCACAGGTATCACGCATAACTCAACAACTCTGATTGCAAACTGGGGTGTTTCACCTGCTTCTCAGGTAACGGTGAAGTTTTACCAATATAGAAACAGTGGTGAAGATAATACGCAACTGGGAACCACACAGACGGTGGCCTCAGGCACAACAACCTATACACTGACTGCATCCACTGTAATCGGATATTACTACAGAGTTGGTGTGACACCCTCTGGAGGCTCAGAGGCTCTCAGTGCGAAGGTACTCAAGCCGACGAACTTCACATCTATTATCTTAAATTCTATAAGCAATTCTACAACGAGTTTGAGCGGAACCTGGTCAGCGGATACAGCAATGCCGCAGACAATCTACTTCTACAAGAATGGAAGTAATAGCACAACAGGTGGAACGCTCATCAATACAGGAGGAACGGCAGTGGCACAACAAAATGCCTCGGTTTCTTATACATACACACCTGAGAGTGGATATTACTACTATATGGGAGTGTCGGCAACAGGTGCCACAGAAATTATATACAGTTCTACGCAGTACTTGGCGACAACTACTATAACCAGCGCATCCATGAGTGCCCTCACGGTATCTTCTACAAATATACAGGTCTCTTGGGCTGTTCCGCATAGGACGCAGGTAACTGTGGTCATCTACACCAGCGCCTCTTCTGCCACTACGTCAACTGGAACCTTTGAGACACAGGTAGTAGAGGCTGGAATCACGACAGCTACCTCCGCTGGAGCGCCTGCAGGAGGCACGTACTATTTCGTTACTGTAACGGCGAGAGGTGGTGCAAGCACAGCCACCTCTGTAGCAGCAATACTAATGCCGCAGATTACCGCGAGCGCTGTCACACTCGGTGCCCTGACATCTAGTTCTACCACTCTCAGCTCCTCTTGGTCTGTTTCATCGCCTACAGCTGTAACAGTGAAGTATTACACCACAAACTCCACCGCAGTTCCAGGCTCTGGAAGAGTACAGCTTGGAGCCTCAACCTATTCAGTCTCCTCTGGAACAACCACACACACTCTTTCTGGATTTCCTCCAGTCGGCCCTACTTATTATTATGTCAGTGTTACACCATCAGGAGGCACGGAGACATTCTCTTCCGTTGCAACTCTCATGCCTGGCTCAGGTATATATGAAACGAGTGTTGCTATTAACTTGAATGCAATTGACTCCTCGCACTTCAATGGCTCATTATGGTATGATTTAGCGAGTGGTCAAAGTATTACAATGAACTCGCTTGCATATAATTCTGTTGCAATTGGAAATGTTGCGATTGGAAAGGCAGTTAAGCTTATGGGCAGTACGAACTATGGCACGAAGACAAATACTTCTGTACCTTTTGATATTACAGGTGGATTTACATACGAAGTATGGCTTTATTATAAGGTTGCAACTGTTGGAGGAATTGCCCAGAGTAGCATCTTTGAAACACAAGGCACAAATAGAAATGGATTATTCATGAATGGTGCAGGAAATATAAGCATATTCTCTGCCAATGTAGGTTCTACCAGAACAGATACAAATGTTGGAACTTATACGAAGAACAGTAGTTATTCAACTGCGGGTTCTGCTTTACAAATCCCCATCAATCAATGGATTCATATGGTAACAACAGTCTCTTCCACAGCAACATCCCTCTATATAAATACACAACTTGTAGCACAGCAGACATATTCAACAGCTATTACCCAACAGGGAGCCACAAATACTGTAATACTTGGTGATTCAGGTGTAAGTGAATCATATATTGCGAGAGCGCGAGTATATACAACTCCATTGGCAACTGCGAAGATAAGACGTAATTATAACTCAGACTCCGCCTATTTTGGTCTAAGTAGTGTAAATACGAAGATATTAGTGATGGGTGATTCAGGTGCCTCTACAACGGCAACTGTACTTTCTGCTCGTCTCACTGCACTTGGTTACACCAACTTCACAGTGAACTCTCAACTCTTATCTACAACATATGATGGAACAGTATCCACAGGACTCGTATTGACGGACTATGATACTGCAATCATCTTTACAAATGCTTCTCAGACAGGCGCAGCTGGCCTTTCTACTGCATTGAGAAACTATGTGAATACAGGTGGAAATCTCATATCAGCTACTTTTATCTGGAATCTTTACCCATCAGGATTTGATTTCACAACAACACCTTTTACATCTAATTCACAGTCAACTGATGCTACAGGAAATATGGTAACTGATATTACACACCCTATCACAACAGGCATTGGAACGGCGCTCAATGGTGGTAGCACTATTGCAACAAACGGCACGGTCACTCTTCAGTCAGGAGCAACAAAGATTGCACACTTCTCTTCATCTGGAGACCCTCTTGTTGCAATTAATACAGTTGGTAATGCTCGCTTAGTAGGTATTAATGCATCTATCAATGGACTTGGCAATGCAAATCTGAGAGACCTTGTTGTCAATTCATGCCTATGGGTCAGTGGACTCATTTAAACGTGAAAACTTTTTTGTAACGACTATTAGAGTGATAAAACTTAAAAATAAAGAAGCTTTGAGCCTCTTTATTTTTAAGTTATTATGGTAGTTTATTAAATGACAAAAAAGATTGACTAGATTTTTTATTAGAGAGGCGCTGTGCGATACAGAGAAAAGAAAAAAAAAGAAGAAGCATACTTACAAATATAGTAAACACTCCAGAAAATATGAGTGACATATCATGTATAAAAAGTCCATGTAGAAACCATAGAAGGGCTGAAGCTAGAAATAAGAGAAGAGACGAACAAAACTCAGTATTACAAATAAAAAAATATGGCAAGAGCGGAGAGAAAATGGAACATTTGATGAATATGTACAAAAAATAAAAGATAATTCACCTGCACATGCAGTCTTCAAAAAAGGGTGTATTTCTTCAAATAGGAAAGCAGTTGGAAAATATGATGATAAGGGAACTCTTCTTGAAACATATACAAGCACTGTGGAAGCGGGATTAAAAATAGGAATAAGTTCCTCAACAATTGCATGTGTTTGTAGAGGCGTTAAGAGTTGTAAAACAGCTGGAGGATTTATTTGGAAATTCTTATAAAACCAATGATTAGTATCATAAAAAAATACATTGTATACTGGCGGCGGGGCTCGAACCCGCGACTACAGGCTTAAAAGGCCTGCATTCTACCAACTGAATTACGTCAGTAATAAGGAAATAATGACTCCTCCACCAGGTTCTTTTTACAGAAGAACCAAACTGTTTACACTCAGCGGGAATCGGACCCGCGTCAACGGAATGGAAGTCCGTTATTCTACCACTGAACTATAAGTGTGGGGGTAACAGGCTTCAGGTAGAATTATTAATTAACTCAAGTTGCTGTATGAAGCCTTTGGCGGCTCGGGTGCCAGATACTTTTTAGAAAGTAGTATCAAACTTTGGTCGCGCATGACATCACCAGGGACTTTTTAAAGAAGTACCAAACTTATTTTCCGATACCGGGAATTGAACCCGGGTCAAGGCTGTGAAAGAGCCCTATCCTGACCACTAGACTATATCGGATATGGTGGTTTTGAAAAGACCACCAAACTTTTTTTACAGGCTGTGGGGGTCGAACCCACGCGGATTTCTCCAAGGGGTCTTAAATCCCTCTCCTTAACCACTCGGACAAACCTGTTGTTGTAGACAAGCGGGTTGTCCATGCGCTTTAGCGCTCGGACAAACCTGTTGTTTTTGTTGTTCCAGGATGCAAAGAATTATTTACCAATTGTTTTGCTGTAAGCATCCTTTGAGTTCATTCGCATTTAATTCTTTCAAATTAAATCCCAGAATACGCCACGAGGAGGCTGAACTCTTGTATTCCATCTGCTCCCAGCGGGCGTCGATCCCGCGACCTTGGCGTCTCATGCATATCGTAAATGATATAAGCACCACGCTCTACCGAATGAGCTATGGGAGCGATGCTGGTTTTTAACGAAACCAGCAAAACGTTGTGCCTCCACTGGGGATTGAACCCAGGACCTACAGCTTATTCTATTATGAGGCTTTAGCCGAATAATACAAAGCTGGTGCTCTACCACTGAGCTATAGAGGCAAAGTGCCTTATAGCAAGAAGCTATAGAGGCAAAGGTGAATTTTTGAAGAATCCTAACTTTTTACCCCTGGTGGGGGTCGAACCCACGGTCTTCCGCTTAGAAGGCGGACGCGTTATCCACTGCGCTACAGGGGTATGGAATACCCCGCTTGGCCTAGCCAACAGGGGTATTGTAGGTCCATCTCGGGATCGAACCGAGGTTAAGAGGTTCAAAGCCTCCTGTCCTGACCACTAGACTAATGGACCATCTTTGTGCCGCCGCACACAAAACCCTGGGGCGCGGCGGCGCGTCAATTTTTGACCCCCCACCTACTTACATTCTGAGCTACAGCTTTAGACCTGTTCATTATACTCAAAGAGCCCAACCTTCGCGTTCCAGTCCTCTACTATAAAGACCCATCTATCATCTATCATATTTACATAGCAAATAATCTTAAGCTGACCCGTTCTCCTATTGATAAAGGCGCGCTTCCTATCACCATCAAAATGATGAATACGAAGATGCTCAAGCTGTTCACCCAGAAGATTCACGGCCGCCTCTGTTGCCATAGTCTTTCCAGAGCCCTTTTTACTATTATCTGCAAGAATGAGCATTGTATGTGTACTGTCTATAAGAAAGTCATATACAAAGTTAACCTTTTCCTCCTTATCTACAAGAACAGGAAAGTCATACATTTCTTTCTACACTACATGATGTAGAATTTCGTGTCAAATTTATTAGAATTCTATTTGCTCTTATAATTGTTTTAGAGTTGTGACCTATATTACATATAGGGGTTCAGAGGCAGGGTCTTTGTCCCTGCCGATGACATGCTCTGAGGTGACTGCATAGGAACAGGCATATGACTGATGTCATTCAGATAGTAGTAATAGTGGTCAACGGCGGAGAGGATATGCGGTACAGACCAATCAACCACCTTCTTATTTAAATCATTCACCTGCTCTGCAATATTATTCGGCATATTCCGGGAGTATTGATAATAGATAGCCCTCATAACAATCTTGAGCTCATCTGCGCTCTGTTCATCTATAACATACCCCTTCGGCTTGCTCTGGTTGAAGACCTCCTTCCGAATCGTATTTTGTATTGTCTTGATGTTTGCAGGTGAGAAATACGCCTTGGTTAAAGCATTAGACTCCCAGTTCCCACGTAACATGTCATCCTCGAAGTTGTTCTCAACTTGTGTCTGATGCGTATATCCTGGAACATTGTCAACTGTTCTACCGGCACTAGGAGCAGCATTTAAGTTTACACGTCCATTTTGGCCACCCACGGCAAAATTTGTAAACGGTAAGTTCATGTGTCCACCACTCATTCTATTTCACCGGTGAGACTTAAAAATTTTAAATCACAGCGGTAAACTTATTTCTAAATCCGGAATATAATGTCCTCTGTAAAGCGTTCTGCTCGCATCACTTCATTAGATAATGGCTTCTACATCCCTGTCGGCAACCTCACGGGCCTCATCTACGCGCTGAACACCACGACGGGTGCCCAGACGTTCTCCACGGCCAGCTGGGCCAACTTCGGCTCTCGCTACCTGTCCTCCGTGGTACCGACCTCAGGCGGTGCTGGCATCCTCAAGGACGTTGGCCGCACGTACGTCTCCGCCGGCCGCACATTCCGCAAGGTCCAGCTGGTCGTCCCGCAGTCCACCGGCACTGTCTCCACGTTCGGCGTGAACGGCCAGACGGGCACGCTCCCCCTCCAGGACTTCCTCGAGGGCTACATCGAGGTTGGCTTTGAGGGCCAGGCCGTCGGCGGTCCTACGCCGGTTGCTAAGTTCGGCATCTAAATGGCTAATCTGTCTTTTTAACTAAGTTTAAGAAGTCTTTCTAAGACCTCCTAAACTTACTCTCACGGCACTTCCGTTAAACTTGAATTTGAGTTCAAACGGTACCGCGCCTTTTTTTTCTTATTTATGAATATAAATGTCCTCAGTTGCTGCTCAGTTCCGCACAGTCTCAATGGATAATGAGTTCTACATCCCCGTTGGTAACCTCACGGGCCTCATCTACGCGCTGAACACCACGACGGGTGCCCAGACGTTCTCCACGGCCTCTTGGGCCAACTTCGGCTCCCGCTACCTGTCCTCCGTCAACGCCGCGGGCGCTGGCCTCCTCAAGGACGTTGGCCGCACGTACGTCTCCGCCGGCCGCACGTTCCGCAAGGTGCAGCTGGTTGTCCCGCAGTCCACCGGCACTGTCTCCACGTTCGGCGTGAACGGCCAGACGGGCACGCTCCCCCTCCAGGATTTCCTCACGGGCTACGTCGAGGTTGGCTTCGATGCGCAGTCCAACACGGGTGTCAACGTCCCTGCCCCTATCGCCAAGTTTGGCCGGTAAATATAGTACTTTCTTGTACATTTATTCAACAACTTATTTTAATCAGTTATACTGTTTGAAATAAGTTCACTACACACGGTAGATATGGACTACGTGTTCCTTTTTTACATTTTCTTATCATTTGTGATAGGCACTTCGGGTGCATACATCCTGTATTCAACAGGTCATGGTACTGCTGCTATGATTTACCTAGTAGGTGTACTCATCATCGAAATCTACTTTGGCACACAATGGTTTAGTGGAGATGGTACGGCAAATGTTCCTAAGGGTCCTTGGCCGCCTTCTATTAATGTGTGCCCTGATTTCCTCTCACTGTATTCTACGGGAGGCACTTCCTATTGCGTAGATACGGTCGGTGTTGCTGCCTCAGGTGGTATCACAAAGTGGGTATCAGGTGCGACTGTGTCAGATACTAATGCATTCAAGCTCTCTGCTAACCTGAAGGGTGCCGCTAGGACAGCTGCTCTGTGTGCCCAGGCGAAGGCAATGAATGTGACATGGGAGGGTGTCTGGGATGGTAGTACGTGCCTCGGTGGCGAACCGCCTATGCCTCCTTCATAGGCTAAAGCTAAACCTTCTAGTAAATAAAGATGTTGAAGAACACACATTGCCTGTACCCAGAATTAGAAAAACAGATTGTTAACTGGATAGAAAAGCGGGATGTTCCCGCTGCTTTACTACTCGGCTCACCCGGTGTTGGAAAGACAACCCTCGCCTATCGTGTTTTTGAACAGTGTTCTCTGAAAGTTCTGGAATTCAATGCAAGTCATACACGGAGTGGAACCTCGTTCCGCAAAGTCATTGTCCCTCTTCTTCGCGAAGGCGGTATTCTTCACATGGTTGAAACTGGAAAGAAAGGTGGTATCGGTATTCTTCTAGATGAGATTGACGGTCTTAGTAACGGCGAGAGAGGTGGTCTTCAGGAACTGCTGACATATTTAAAGTCACCTGAGGCGCTCGTAGGTCGCCCGCTCATTCTTATCAGTAATACACTGGATACGCGCGCTCTCCAACAGATTGCAAAGCACTGTCTAACACTCCGCATAGATGGTGCAAAGCAGTCTATTCTGGAGGAATGGCTAGGACGGCCAATTCCACAGGGGATGACAACTGACTTACGTTCTCTTCAGAGGCAGCTTGCTGGATATGAACGTGCTGAAGAGGAAGTGCTTATCCCTGAGGGTGTTGTTCCAGTTGCTTGGTGGTCTTTATGGCAGGATTCTGAACCCAATTTGGAACTAGATATTGAAAACAACGAAGGAAACCTGGCGAGTCTGATTTCACTGGAAAATCTTCCTGAACGAATTGAAGCACATTTCGGTTCTACACCTGAAGCCTGGAATCTGTACCTGTCACTCTTCGAAGCCTATCGCACATCTGACCAGGGCGACTTCTGGGCATTTTTCTACCAGTGTTGGAACATTCTGCCACTGAGTCTGAAACTCAAGTTGAAGCACATTAGCATGCGTCTTACAGTTGAGGCGCCTATCCCAGAGACACAGTCAATTGATATAGACAAAATGCGCTATACACCTGTTCTGACGAAGCAATCCGCCATGTTTAATGCATGGAAGCTTCTCTGTGAACTCTCAGATACGTATAAGTGTCCTGTGCGTATGTCTCCTATGTATGCAAATACAGAGTTGGTGAGGGGTGGGATAAAACCCGATAGAATTCGCCGCTTAGAGGCGATTTCTATCCAAAAGCTGTATAATAGTTTAGCTTAGAATGACCAGTGCTGTACACATAATACTATTACCAAGATGTAATATTGTATGCCATCCTGTTGCAATATAATAATTTGGATGCCATAAGAACCAATTATACATATAACCAACGTGATAAATGGTATAAGCGCCACCTATTAAAAAGGAATATGGAATAATTGAATAAGGCAATCCTTTTATACATACAAAAGTTGCATAAACACACGTTGAATATGCAAATGTCTTATCAAGTAATAAAAGTACTGGATATCTTGGCTTTGTTGCATGATAGAGCATTGAAAAGAGGGCGCATGCAACCGAAATTCCACCACCAAGATAATCATTTTTCATGAATAAAGGAATCGCAGGAACAGATAACAATATACTTGATGCTACCAAATAAGGATTTGGTTCCATTAATTATAATACCAACTTAATAATTTAAGCACTTTCCATCTCATCCTGGTGGACTAACTTATAGACATTCAGAGGCTCTTTCCGTCCAAGACGGTAAGCGCGTCCTAGAATTTGCTTCTCCTCCTCTATGTTCATCGCGTGAAGAAGAATAATATGCGTTGCAGCTGTAATTGTGAGGCCAGCTCCAGCATGCAGACTGTTCAAGAGAAGACAGCGTAAGTCGCCTTTCTGGAACATATTCAGTGTGTGTTGAACAACATCCTTTGTACCCTTCACCTCCCTGATTCCATGAACTCCTACCGCCTCCAGCTCAGATGTAATCTGCAGAAAGGGATTATCATATCGACTGAACACCAGAAACTTTCCAGTGGGATTGTCCTGGAACAGTTTAATCAGTGCCTCCTTCTTGAGGGGCGGCTGAGTCTCATCTACCACCTTCTTTTTATCATCAGGCATTTCCATCGTGTTCCCAGTAATTCGCTTCAGCTCTGAAGGCTTCGTCACCTTGCGGCAAAGAGGACAGTCTAGCTTTCGCGCTAAACTCTGCAGCATACAGGACGCGCAGAAAACACGCTGGCAGCAACGGGTCAAAACTGCATCCTGCGGTTCATCAAAACAGATTGGACAGATTTCCTTTTCATAATTCTCAATTCTCTCTTTAATATTCTTAATTTGCTCTTCCAGATGTGTTATTTTAGCCCTTGTTACTGTGAGCGCCTCCTCCTTCGCCTGAGGTGTAGAGTACTCGCGTTCAGACTTGTATGCATAATCCCTCTTCAGCTGGGCAAGAGCCTTCATCCGATTCTCAGTCACTGCATCCACCAGATTTGTACTTTGTTCAGCTCCAACACCCAGTGCCTGGAGTGCTGACTGGATGTCACCAGCATGCAGAAAATTCCTTACCTCTGGCGAGATAACTCCAGCAACCATCTGGTAAGATAGTGTAGAACGGCAGAGAATGGTGTGACGATGAAGGGCTGGAAGAGAGATAGATTCAGCGATGAACTTCGTAGAGCAGCGGACAACTAAGTGACCTCGCAGAGGATGATTAGGCAGTAAGAATCTACGTAGGAAGGCAACTGAGACAATATGATATCTAAATGTGTAATATGGATTGCGTGATAAATAGGTAGACTTGAATTGTTCTGTAAAATCTGGATGAAATACCGAATTTTCACAGAACATGTGTGTGTGGAGTAAATTGTAACCAATCCAGAGACCAATACCTGGGTAGAGTAGATTTGGCCAGGATGCACTTATAAACCAGATGAATTTTGTCTCAGGTAAATTGCAGTTTGAAGTAATATGGATTGAATCAGCTTCATCTATATAGACACGATTGAATTTCACAATTGCAACTGTCTTATAACTGAATTCTTTATAGAGAGTATTTGAAATTAAGACAACATCTGCGCTATTTAGATTTGCCCAGAAATCGGGTGCATCTAAATTACGTTTTGTTGTAATCAGAAAACTTTTCAGTTTTGTTTGTTCTTTTATATAAGTAGACCACTGGCGATAGAGTGTGTGAGGCACAATAATAAGAGATGCTGGGCAGTCTGATAAATCAGTATGATATGTTTTCTCCATACTGTACATATAAGGTGAACAAGGCATAGCCAGTCGCGGTAACTTCGGAGAAAATGCCGCAGTTGATTTCAGATGTGCAATATGGCCAAGAACAGTTAGACTCTTTCCAACACCAACACCATCGCCCAGAATAGACCATGAGCCGAAAAGGGTCTGACCAGATATATCATGGCCTGTGGAGAGCTCCTTCTCTTTTTCTAACATTGCATGAATCGCCGCAGTTTGATGTGCTCTTAGAGGAACACTTAGATGAGGATTCGTCGTTTCAACGCGAGGTGACTCTGACGTAATTTCATTCATATATGGCTGATTTAATATTCGCATTGCAACTAAACTTTGTTCAGTGAGAAAGCTCATCTACTTGAGAGATACTTGCTTCGTTTAGACCTCTTACTTATTACCTATTAGTTATTTTTATGCATCTTTAAAGAAATCACGCAGCTCGGAATCCTTAATAAAATCACGGAGCTTAAGAGCCGTTTTCTTAATAAAAGGATTCGGCTCATCACGCAACTTCTTCTTATCAAATGTATTTTCACTATGGCTCATGACCAGCATAACGCGCATAGGGTCCAATTGTATCATAGGATTCTTATAATTTTCTAGGAAAGAACGCTCTTCTGCGAATGTTACAGTGTCATCATATCGGTGTGTTGCTGCATAGGTCCGCCGCCAAGCCATTGTTCCATTTGTTGCGTGATTCTTGTTATAGGGGCCTAGCTTATAGATTTCCTTAATATCTGTGAAATACATGTAGATTTCAGAGGCGCCGGCTAACTGAATCGTCGGATTTATTTTGAAGGCCTTCACTACAGAGGCTACGCGTTCAGGGAAATAAAAGTCATCATCATCCATCGCGACAATAATCTCACCGCGCGCCTCTCTGTTCAAGCGATTTCTCTTCTGGCCAATATTCAGCTTCTCAGACTCATAAATATAGCGCAGGTTAGGGAGCTTTGGGAAAAGGTCTTCTACCTTGTCTACACCATCATCTAGCACAATCCACTCCATTCGGTCTTGCGGGTACGTTTGACTTAGAAAACACTTGACTAAGCTGGGTATAAACTTTCTCCTGTTGTATGTCGGTGTAATGACCGATACAAAAGGAAAATTAACTTCATGTGTGGTCTTCTTACTCATCTTCTAGATAGACTATGCTGGATTTTATTAAGCCTCTCGTCGTGACTAAAACTTAAGGAAACCGTAGTTTCCTTAAGTTTATGTCCTACGACATGTATGGTGATAGGCATAAGATAAAGGGACTATAGTCCCTTTATCTTTTGGCATCACCTATCGCATTTTTGCTGATTAGACCCATAAGTTTGCTTGCAGATAGACTTGATGGAAGGGAGGTTGGTAGAGAGGTAGGAAGACTTGATGTTAGGGAGCTAGGTAGACTTGATGGAAGGGAGGTTGGTAGAGAGGTAGGAAGACTTGATGTTAGGGAGCTAGGTAGAGAGGTTGGTAGATTTAATGGTAGAGAGGTTGGAAGAGATGTTGGTAGACTTGATGTAAGAGAGGCTGGTAGACTTGATGTAAGAGAGGCTGGTAGACTAGGTGCAGGTGCAACAGCACTAGCAATTGTCTTCTGTATAACATCCTCTGATACAGGTACAGCAACAGGTACAACATTCACTTCCTGCGGTGCAACTTCAACAGGTGTATAGACAAATGGATACAGGAAACTAGATGCAGGCCCCTCTACTAAAGGGGCTAAGAGTGCGTGATATTTAATAGGCTTACCTATAGAAAGAAATATAGAAATAGGAAAGAGCAGCGAGCCATAAATAAAATAATAGAAGCGCATGTATTTAGGAAGCTCAATTGCACTATTACTCGCTAAGGACCCTCCCCAGAGCGCAAGGACTAGAAGACCTAATCCTAAAACACCATATCCAATTACAGTCCCCGTTCTCTGTAAAAGACGGCTTGCTGATACATTCTTATTTTCAATCTTCTCTTTTACAGCCTCTTTATCAGCTGTTGTCTTAGCAGTAACTGCTGTACTTGCCTCTCCCTTCGCCTGTTTAATCAAATTCTGAATCTTCGCGGCAATCTCATCTTTCTTAGCAGCAATTGCATTCGGCGTGAGACTTGATGAAGCAGATGCTGCATACGTCTTCGCCTCAGCCAACAGTTTATCAAGAGATGTTTTTGTAGTATCACTCACACCGGGAATTTTGGAGAGAATATCTTGCGTTTGACTGCCCTTTGATACAATATTTGTTAGACTACTAAGAGAACTTGTTGCCTTTGCACGAAAATCAGCAGCCAATTTATCTGCGTTTGGGTCATACAAAGAGGCAAACATTTTATTGCCTAATAGGCTTGTAACCATATCCATTCTCTTTTTAAAGTGCATACTTTAATCCGCCCATTCCAGATGCGACCTCAAAGAAATTAATGTTCTCAACATAGATTGTTAAATTGTAAGTATAATTTGTTGCAAGAGGAAGAGGATATACGTCAACCTCTACCTGAAAGTTGCGTATACGACTTGAATTTATACTTCCTGATGGCTGTATTCCAGGGCTATGCAAGGCAAAACTATAAATAGGAATCAGTGACTTAGGAGAACCAGTAACATAGCGATAAGGAACTACCTTTGTAAAATAGTCAATAGGCTTCTCCTCTTGTATCTCATTACCATCACAAAGAACACGAAGATAGCGTAGGATACTCATCTGGCCCTGCGGAACAAGTAGACCCGATGAAAATGCATTCACATTGATAGGTGCCGCTCCTGGTGTGGGTGAATAAGGCGGATGCGGATAATTCCACCAGTTTGTAAAGTTCGCATTATCATTTCGCGAGTTCACATCTGAACGCTGTGTTAGAAAAAGAAGTCGTGTAATTGGATTATGTGTTTCAACATCCAGAACCTGACGGTTATAAAGACCCAAGAATGGATAGGGGGTTACTTGATGCATCACATAGGACAGAGGTGTTGTTGCGAAAATCTTCTGCTCATCACTCGGCAGATAAACATAGGTCGACTGAATTTGCGGATTCAGAAACCACTGGTTCATCGCAGGCGGCGAAGTTCCCCAATCTGTTAGAAAATACTTTATCTGCCCGCTTATGTCAGTTGTAGAGCCATATGATGGATTATTTGCTAGAATATCACTGGTGGCAGCATTCATACGGAAATTGGGCGACACGCGATAGCCAGAAATATCCAGGTATGTGTAGAGCTGCTCAATAGGATTCAGCGTAATTTGCACTTCGCAGTCGTGATACTGGAGACCAACTAGAGGAAGTGCCTGGGATGATTCATCTGAAAACCAGAAAGGAAGAGGGACATGAATATCCTGTCCAAAGATGGAGGGACGATTCGGCTGTCCAGAAGGAAACACACTGGGGTATCCAGTGGAGTTTGTACCGCCTGCGTAGATGCCTTTTGCAGGGTCTGTCAGTTCAGGTACATCACCGACGAGCGTACGCCATTTTTGCAGTTTATCCTGGTCGTAATCAGCAAGTGCCTTGGAGATAAGATATGCCCCATCAAACTCCTGGATTTTCTGACCACCCACATAGAAGGCAGCATTATTTATAATGGCTGCACCTATATATCTCACCCACTGGAACTGAAACTGAGAGGAGCGCTGCGCAGTTGGAGTGATGTTTTTGCTGAAAATATCAGGGATTCGGAATGTGAAATACATATCTGAAAGAAGGTCGCCGACACGCTGGATTTTTGCCCGTAGTTTGATAGGTTGGTCAAAGAAAAGTTCATTCGGTCCATCCATTGCAGTTGTAACATTCTCCATTGCAAAATGGCTGTAACGGCGGAATGTTTTGTAGAAATATGTCATCTGCGGATTTCCAGATAAAATTACATTTTGTGCTCCATAGGCAACAAGACTTATGAGACCACCACCCGTCATTCTCTTGTTAGTTTTGATATCTCTTTAGATTAATTACCGTCAATTTAAAGATTTATTTAATAGGCTTTGATATCTATGCATTGTAGCTTGTTGTCCACCACGTGTCTGCCATATAGGGAGGCAGCTGCATCGTCTGCGTCTTTATCTTCTTTGAAGGACCAGCATGTAAGAGCGACTGTATCTCTGTAAAGGATAGTCCATACCGGGCGTAGATAAATGAGCTCATGAAACCACTGAAGACACCACTTACCTGGAGTGCGGCTCCATTTAGCGCAGGTGTCTGTGAGTTCAGTACAAAATTCGCATTTGAAAAGAGTACAATGTCCTGGTAATTCAGGTAAGGCTGCGTCTTCTCAAAGCGGATTTTGTTGGCCAGGTTTCCATTAATATGAACTTCAAGACCGCCGTTGCGGCAATTTAGAACAACATGGAACCACTTCTTAATCGGAATATTCTGAATATCCACGAATGTGTAAGGATTCTCATATGTGTTCATTACAACGCGCATAGCATTCGTTGAACCCTTTATAAAGACACCGGGACCCATCAGAGGCCAGATACAACCATATCCCTTGTGCCAGACATGATAGAGAACATCTGCGCCAGTGTCAAATGTGGTAGGATTCACATAAAGGAAGAATGAATATGCGAATTCAGTTCCTGTCGGCTCATTCTGTGAGAGTAAGAGCGTCTTTGCATCCGGATATTTGTTCGCATCCTGGTGTATAATAAGCGCCTTATCTTCAGCAGATGCCGTATAATCCATCAATGTCTGGAAGCGAGTTGAAACTGACTTCAGACCCGTGTATAGGCTCTGTGCCGTAAAAAAGATTACGAGTACTACTAGAATAATTAGTATACCTAATAAACTTTCGCCAAACACTGTTTTACTTTGAACCGTTGCTACAAACCCACCAGGTGTAGGCTGAGACATCTACCGTGTGCTTTCATTTTTAAGAAAATGAAATCAAGCGGTAACTTTCTTACTTAACATCACAGTAGTTTACTTGGGTTTGCTAAAGAAACTTGTGAAGTAAGTCCATATATTAGATGCAGGACCACTCGGGCCAGCCATATACATATTGTAGATTGTGGCAGGGTTGAGTGAATAGTTGTATGTAGAGACAGATGCGACATACCCATCAAATCCACCCCTATCAGCGATTTTCACCGATTGTCCTGTAGGGTCAACCTTGAAATAACTAGGGAGAACGCATGAGCGCTCTAGCTTGCCATCCATGTAGACATCGCACGTCTTACCGTTGAGAACAACAGTTACTTGTATCCAGCGCTGCATGTCAATCTTCGGAACATCGCATGTAGGCTCATTGTCCAGACTTGCATCAGGTGTTAGAGGCTTGAAGAAGTTTGTTATATCTGTCGATGAAAGACCATTACCGCTGACACCTAGAGGTGTACCGGAAGCGTCTATCGTATCAACACGAACTGATAATGAGTTTGTGTAAGAGCCGAGCGCTACAAGGAGTGTGGCAAAATTCGTACCGCCTAACTGAAGAACATGCTTACGTGTACCCTGCTTGTAGTTCCACCCACCAATGTAGACCCAAAGATTTACACTGTACTCTCCTCCTTCATAGATAGGTGCTTGGTTTGTGTAAGCCTTGACACCCTGATTTGCCGTTATCTGTGAAGACTCGATGACTACACCCTTATCCGTGGATGTACCATAAAAGAACATGAATCCATAGTAAATAAGTAAGAGTGCAATTACAACTAAGAGTAATGTTACAAATCCTGAAATAACTCCTCCTCCTGTTCTCGGGGCTTCCATCTATCTACCGTCGTGACTTTTTAAAATGTCCTACCGTGATAAAACCATTTAGTTTACCGTGAAAACTAAATGGTTTATCACTCTAATAGTCGTTGGACATTAAGTCACGACATTATGCATAGGCAGTATCCCAGTCCAACCATGGTTTTGCAGGACGTATAGTAGGTGCCTGAATACATCCGCCAGACGGGCAGAGTGAGAAAAGTTTCGTAGGTGCAACTTCAGTAGACTCGGGTAGAGTTATGTAAGGTGCGCCGCGTGTATCAGATAATTGCTTATATGAAGCGGCAATTGTCGTACCTGATAAAGCAGAAGGTGTGAGAGTAAATACACCGCCATAACCGCTAAATCCAGTATTTCCACACTTAATTCCTGTCTGGCTTGTTGTCGTTGATAAGTTATTCTCTGTCTTCTGTGATAATACAAGATGATTATCATAGTATATATCAAAACGGCGCCCCTCCTTTACAATTGTTACCATCACCCACTTCTGAAGAGGAATCGGTGGCAGAGTTAGGAACTCGACATATGTCTCAGATATATCAGCAAATCCATCTGTTTTGGTAAACTGTGAATTCATATTAACGAGAGGAGGAGACTTCGCTGCACTAAACATAGCCTGTTGCGGCTGTGGGGCGGGTACAGCTACAGGTACAGGTATAGGGGCTGCAGCAGAAGCAGAAGAGGAAGCAGCAGAAACAGAAGCAGCAGAAACAGAAGCAGAAGAGGCAGCGGGTCGAGCAGCAGGTGCAGCTACAGGTGCAGCAACAGGATGAGTTAGTGTACTTGTTTTTGTTATAACAGATAATTGAGTCAGCGCCTTTCCTTGTCTTCCAGAATCCGGGGCAGGAAGAATCTCTAGGAAGCAGGTATCACCAATCTGGAGAAGAGGATAGTAGCCTGTTCGTTTACAGTTTGAACAATCATTTGTAGTGCCGCAATAACAGGTGTGAAAACGCCCATCTTCACATGAAGGATTTCCAGGTGTATTGCACGTCATTGCCGTAGGGGTGCGCTGCATCGGAACAAAATAGAAAAAACCCTGAAGAGTTACAGATGGAGATGTCTCAAAGAGTTGAACAGACTTATTATCAAATATCGCAGTTGATGAAGACAAATTATAAGGACCAAATGTACTTGAAACAACATTTTTAACAGGATAAAAATAGAAAACTAGAGCTGCAACAATTATTATCACCAATAAAATATACAGGTACCAAGCCATCTCTGGTTAGTTATGAGCTTTTAAGAAAAAAACTAGTCGGTGCAACAGGAAGAAGTCCCTGAATTTCATTAGCTAATAAAGCTCGACCCCAGTAGTATAAATTTCCAACCTTTACTGTATTGCCAGTATTCTTTGTTGGCGGCCAAAAAGGTGTGAGTGATTCAATAGGAGTTCCAGTTATATTCTTCGTGGCAATCAGTTTTCCATCCATATAGACTTCCATATAATTAGGCATATACACAATTGTAAGACGGAAGACAGCCCCCATCTTCACATTCGTAAGTTTAGTAATTATCTGTATACCCTTATTTGTTTTAACTGCAACTACCATATCATTTTTATCACTGTCAATATAGACAATTATATTGGATGTAATAACGGATGATAAGTTGGAGGCCTTTGTATTTGCAGGAATGGTTGCTTCAGTGTCGCCTCTATAGAGAACAACCCGCGGTTCCGTTGCAGCTGAATAATCTGTCGGCACGAAGATATCCAGTGAAATTGTGTAATCTGTTGATACAGGATTTGTGAGAACCGCTGAGGTTGTTGCAGGCTTATCTACCCATGCCTTTTGTTGATTCTCATTTGTATAAACTGAGAGTACACCTTGGTCATAAGGAGATAGCTTAAAAATAGGATAAACTGTGAAATTAATAAATGTTAGGATAAGGAATGTAATGAATAGAAAACTACTCAGGTAAAAAAGAGCTGTAATTACAGTTCCCAAGAGAGGTGTTGACATTTTTAGTTGTGGAAGTGCAGGCACAGCAGGGCCCTTTACTCCAGTAGCTAAAGGTGCCGCGGGTACCTTTACTGCAGGTGCAGGAGGTGCCATAGGTAGACCCTTTGAACGTAACGATAGTAATTGTTTTACTCTGTCCGTCATTCTTATTACCTTTTAGTTTTAAAAACCGCTGCCGTTGTTTAGTTGTTTAGTTGTTTAGTTATTCACTTTTCGTAGTATACCAAAGCAACATACATGCAACAGTAGCAACTCCAGCACCTGCAAAAACACCCTGTATGCGAGCACGCATATCAGCCTCGGCAAAATCAGCCGTGCTCCAAAGAGGCGTTCTTCCCCTCCCACCCAGACGTTTATAATAGTCTATGACCTCTCTCTCTGTCAGGCGGGGCTTTCCAAGGGAGGCATTGACTTCATTATGAAGGTCAATCGTCCATTTCAATAGGTCTTGGCGACGGTCTAGATGCTGTGTTATAGGTTTCACAGCAAGATGCTGTGAATAATGTTTTTTGCATACTTCACAAGGAAGCAAGTAAACAAGAGACTCAAAAAACTCTTTTGCTGATTTCTTCTGTGTATAATTTGGCTTTTCGGGGTATCCAAGGGCAACAATATGAATAGTATGCCAAAAGATAGGACCCCATACCGCGGGCGGCATCTTTAACTTCATTCTTTTTATGAGAAATATATTGATTATCACCTCCTAAACGAATAAATCATCCTACAATCAGGGTAATGTTTACAGGAAAACAAAAACAAACTTGTACAAATTGTGGAGAATATGGCCATACATATCGACAGTGCCTATCCCCTATCACAAGTTATGGAATGATACTATTTCGCATTAAGGGGCCGTGGAATCAGGCACAGGCACTTCTTCAGAATACTACAAGCGTCAACGGTCTTGACAACATTCAGCATAATATAGAATATCTTCTCATTCAGCGGCGTGACAGTCTTGGATTTGTTGAGCTAATGAGAGGGAAATATAAGCTTCAGGAGTTAGACTATATCAGGCGGCAACTTCTTGGAACGACGATGAAGGAGAGGGAACGTCTATACCTGCTTTCATTCGAAGACTTGTGGTCTGGACTGTGGGGTATTACAAATGAACAGCAGAGTCAGTCATATAAGTCAGAGAAGGAACTTTCACGTGTGAAGATGGAGGCTCTGAAGACAGGATATATTCACGAAGAGACAGGTGAGGTCATCTACCTGAAGAAACTTCTGGATGACCTGCCGTGCAAATGGGAGACGCCTGAATGGGGATTCCCCAAGGGTCGACGCGATTACCGCGAATCTGATTTTCAGTGTGCTTTACGAGAGGTCAAGGAAGAGACTGGTCTCACTGAGAAGGATATTTATCCTATCCGAAACTTACACCCGATTCACGAATCGTTTTTCGGTAGTAACCAGATTCATTATTGTCATAAATATTTCATCGCATATGTTGAACTGCAAACCACAATAGAGATGGATAAGACCAATGAGTATATGTCGCGCGAGGTGGGAAATATCGGTTGGTTTTCACTCGACGATGCTCTTCAGAAGATTCGAGCCGATAATGTTGAAAAACGCGAAATTCTACTCAAGGCCAGCAGTTTGCTGCGCAACTTCTGCCCACTTAGATTAATATCTTCATAGAGTAGAATGAGGTACGAGGATTTATCAGAACAAGAACTTCGTACGCTATGGAAAACAAATAAAAGCAAGGAGCTTTATCACTATCTAACTCTTGTAAGAGACCCACCGCTTTTTCCCAGATTCTCTCAAACGGGCGGTGGACTCAAAGAAGAACTGGATTCAAGGGAAGAGGGAAAATTCTCAGATTTCGTAGAGGAACAGTTTGGCCTCTACCCTGACCTAGACGACCCTCGCTTTCATGAGAAACTCTTTCACAAACTCGAGTTTGCAGAGAATAAGCAACTCTCCATGAAGGAACTCAAGGCGAAGGCAGATACTCTCTGCAATCCGAATGCCGAATTCGAGCTGAGCCCTGTTCAGCGTTTTGTAAGCCGCTACCTATCTGCGCAGTGCCCTTATCAATCCGCTCTTCTCTACCATGGGGTGGGTGTAGGCAAGACATGTGCAGCCATCTCAATCGCAGAATCCTATCTCCATATTTTTCCGAATAGAAAAGTGATTATTGTTGCCCCGCCGAATATTCAGCCCAACTTTCGCAGAACCATTTTTGATGTGGAGTCCGTTAAGATAAGCGCAGATGAAAATGCACCGAATATGCTCAAAGGATGTACAGGTGATTATTATCTTCGGCGCACTGGAACTGACTATGAGAAGGAGAAGACTGTGATTGCAAGCCGTGTCCGCGACTTTATTAATGCGAGATATGAATTCATGGGTTATATCCAGTTTCAACGCTATATTGAGCGAGTAAAGTCAGAAGACAAATCTAATACAGCCAAGGCTCTCAGACTTGAGTTTGAAGGACGTCTCATTATTATAGACGAGGCTCACAATGTGCGCGATGTTCCCGGTGAGAGTGCAGATGACAATATTGACAGTGCCGATGAGGAAGTTACAGACTCTGCTGCTGGAAAGAAGCTGGCACCCGCTCTCTCCGAACTTTTAGAAGAAGTGCATGGAATGAAGCTGGTTCTTATGACTGCCACACCTATGTACAATAAGTACAATGAGATTATTTTCCTTCTGAATTTGCTCCTCAAGAATGACAAGCGCATTCAGTTATCCGAGAGTGACATTTTCAGACCCAACGGTGAATTTGCCGAGGGTGGAGAGGAGAAACTTGGAAACGTGGCGGCGGCTTATATCAGTTTCATGCGTGGTGAAAATCCCTTGTCCTTCCCAGTTCGTCTTTTCCCCACGAAGCTTCATGATGGCTCTGATGTTCCGAAGATGGAAGCCTGGCCTGAATTTAATCCCAAGGGCGACCCTACAGGAGATGCACGCCATGTTCTCAAGCTTCCTCTTGTACCTGTCAGTTATGAAGGTGAATCATTAAAGGCCTATGCTAAGATATCCAATCTGGCGAATCTGTCCGTTGCAGCCATCGATACCATGGTGCAGAGTGGAAATTGGCTCTATCCTGTTGAAGGCGTTCCTCCTGAGGCCCGTATTCGCGACGCTGGATTTGACTCCTGTTTCCGCCAGGTTCAGGGAGGATTCCAGTCAGCCCAAGAAGATTTGAGCTGGCTTGTCAAAGAAAACCTGGGTCAAGTCTCACCGAAGGCGAAGTTCATCTTGGATGCTGCAGCAGGGTCAAAAGGCGTTATCTTCGTCTATAGTCGCTTTATTAAATCAGGTGCGCTTCCTCTTGTTCTTGCTCTGGAAGCGAATGGATACACGCCCTATGGAAGAGACACTGGCCTCTTACGTGATGGAATCCAGTCACCTGGTGGGCGCCAGTGCGCCAAATGCAATAAGAAAGAGGATGGTCACAAAGGACACATCTTCAAGCCTGCCAAGTATATTCTCCTGACGGGTCGCGCATCTCTCTCACCTAACAATGCGGCGATGGTAGCGGCGGCACGTGCAGATGCAAATAAGGACGGAAGCGTTGTCAAGATAATTGTGGGTTCGCAGGTAGCCAGTGAAGGTATTGACTTGAAGTTTATCCGCGAAATCTACGTATTTGACAGCTGGTTCCACTTGAACAAGATGGAACAGGTCCTCGGACGCGGTGTGCGTACATGCAGTCATGCCCTCTTAGATAAGAAGGACCGCAATACAACAGTATATCTTCTCGTGAATACACTTCCTGATGAAGATACAGAGACGGCTGACCTCTATATGTATCGTATTGCAATGAGCAAGGCGATACAGATGGGAAGAGTGTCACGTGTTCTTAAGAGATATGCACTGGATTGCAATTTGAACATCGATGCAATTCTGATTCGCCCTGGGGACCTTGACCCGCAGGTGGAGGAAGATGGACAGGGAAATCCGCGTGATGTTGAATTCAAGGATACTGAATTTACATCAATCTGCGACTGGATTGATACATGCAATTATGAGTGCGCAATTAAGATGGAGAAACCGATTGATATTGCCACCGCCGACCGCAGTACATATGATGAGTATGCTGCGAAGTGGCACGAATCCGAACTCAGAACTCTTGTCCGCAGAATCTTCCAGGAAAATGCGCAGCCTATGTTCCGTTTTGAACAACTGAAAGAGGTAATGTCTGCGATTCCTGGCAGTGCTCTCAAAACACTGCTTGCAGATATTGTTGGTAACCAGTCATTTTCTATTAAGATTGGAAACAAAGAGGGCTATATAGAATACCGCAATGGATTCTACGTATTTCAGCCTTATGGGATTACAGATACGCGCATGCCTCTCGCCTTACGTATACAAGATTATCCTGTGAAGCGTGACTTCTTTGAACCGATTATCCAGAAGGTCACCCACACGGAAGATGTGACAAAGAGTATCTGGTCGGTTGCTGTTGCATTGGCTGCAGCGGTGCGTGGGGGCGGCGACATCGCAGGTCCATTAGACGCTATGAACAAGGGGCTCTCAGAGAGATATACCAACCCTGCTGAGCTAACGAAGGAGCAGCAGCATATCTTTGGTCTCGTATGGTTCTATGAGACAATGAAGGGCGATGAGAGGTATCGCGGTCTTCTTGCCGATGCATTCCTTGGACTTGTCTGGGACGAGATGCTGAAGCCGAAGGAGCAGGTTGAGCTCTTACAGGATGAGGTTGCGAGAAAAATCAGTGGCGAACAGATTATGAAGAGGGGTACACGCGAGGTCTTCCGTTTCATCGATGGTCACACTGGAGAGATGCGCTATCTCTGCGGAGACAAGGCGTGTGATATTGCTGTTGCAAAGCTGTTTGATACTGACGCGACTGACCCTCTGAATAGTATGCAGGCGAATATGGGGACAACTGGATTTATGTATGGTTTCCTTGTGCCGAATCTGAAGTCTGGCTACCTGACTTTCAAGACGACAGATAAACCCGCTGCTCCTGGAAAAACAGTTCCCAAGGGCGGTGAGTGTGAGATTGTTACGCAGATTGCCTTCCATTTTACTGCGCTTGGAAAAATAGGCGAGATTCTTGCTGGAGCGGGTCTGCCGCGGTTTGGCTTAACTGCAGAAGAGTTCAAGGGGGCGCGCAAATTCCAGAATTCATCGCGTGCATGCAGTCTTCTGAATGTGATTCTTCGGTGGATGCAGCTGGCTAAGATAGGTGAGCGCCTCTGGTTTTTCCGACCGATTGCAGCTTACAAGACGAAGCATCTTGTGTTAGCGAATAAGCCGAAGAAGGTTCGGGCGAAGAAGGGAGCCGAAGCTGTTTAGTTACCATGATAACTTAAAAATAAAGAAGCTTTTGAGCTTCTTTATTTTTAAGTTTTATCACTCTAATGTCCGATGACGTTACTCCATGTTAAAGAATCCAGGGGGAAATTTCCTCCGGGTTCCATTCTTTCTCTTACCAGCCGTATTACGCATAGACCTCTCCAAGTTAGGCTTATATGAGTTACCCTTATGCGGTAGCTTCTCTATGAGCGCCAGATATTCGGGCTCAAGGTTCACCAGCTTTTTAGTGGCATTATTCATTTTGGCCTGATTCTTATTTTTGTATTTATCAACCTCGGCAAGGAGTGTGTCTATCTTCGTTTGCATGTTCTCAAGCTCTCTGAAGTGCTTACGCTGCTCCTTCGTTGTCTCGCCCTCATATTCACTGGCTGAATTGTTGTTATTAACAGGGGCAAGAGCTATGTGTCTACGTCTAAGAGTCTTATTTGAGGGGGGCATTATATTTAGAAGGAATATTTAATGTGCCCGTCTAAAATTGAGTCCATATAGAAAAAGCAGTGAGTAGTAGCAATGGAGCATACAGCACTTTTTGAAGAAAGGGCGAGCTTGTCTCCCCGAGACCTCCGTGCGCAGGTAACAGACATTGATGCTTTGCTCCTCCAGAAGCTAAGTACACGCATGGAGAATAAGTGCTCTCGCCATGGCTTTGTTCTTCCTGGTACTATGAAGATTCTGTCACGGTCTATGGGATATGTTGAGAAGGGCCGATTTACAGGTGATATCATGTTTCATCTTCAGGTGGAAGGCCGGGTTCTAAATCCTCCTGCTGGATTCATTCTGGAAGGCATTGTCATTCGCAAGAACAAGATGGGTATGTATATCTCTTATGATGATGCAATCCGCATTATTCTTCCCCGTGATATTCACATTGGAGATGATGCATTCGAGGCTGTTCAGATTGGAGACCGCGTGAAGGTTGAGGTTCAGAAGTCCCGATTCCAAGTGAATGATGCATACATTCTGAGCGTTGGGCTGTTCCGTGGACTTGCTGCTTCTGCTGCTGTTCCTGTTGCACCTGTGGCTGAACCTGTGGCTGAACCTGTGGCTGCTGTACCTGAGGAACAGCTAGAGGCTGCACTTGAGGAACAGGTAGAGGCTGCACCTGAGGCCGAACAAGTAGAGGCTACGGACGATGCGGAAACGAAAGAGGAAGAGGAAGAAGAGGTATGATAGATGGATACTAAAGAATATGAAGAGAGAAAACAGTTCCTCGAGGATATCAAGCGGCTTGTAAAGAGTGAGCAGGAGGCTCTTTTTCGTATCCTCAAGGCTGAAAAGGCAGACTACACAGAAAATAGCAACGGCATTTTTTTTGATGTCTCAAAACTCTCTACACCTCTCTTCCAAAAACTGAAGGAGTACATGGAATTTTGCAGCAAGAATCGCGATGACTTTTCACAGAGAGAAGAGGAAGAAAGAAAAGCGCAAGAGCTAATTACTAATATGCCAGTCTAAACGTAGACCGCCTTTATTGTATAAGGATGCTTCAACAAGTACGAAGCTGGATTGATACGAACCCCTCTAGAGACACAAGTGTTGCCCCTATAGAGATTCGGCTTAAGAGTGATACAGGAGACGCCGTTGATGTTGTCAACGGCCCTGGGGGCTGTGTAGCAACGCCTCTGGACCCTCCCGGCCCCATCTCTTTTTATCTTTGGCACACAGACCCTCTCTATCGTGGAGGCGGGCTGACTCTTCGCAGACAGATTCTCCGCGAAACTCTTCTTCAAATCGGTAAACTAATTGAGACAGATTGCAAGGGCCATAAGTGGCAGAGAAAGAAGATTCTTGAGCAGCTTGCAGCACAGCAGACTGCAGCCGTCTCTCCTCCTCAGGATACGCACGAACTAGATGAGGCCCTCTGCTTTGTTCTTGGATTCCAGAAAATCATTGTTGATGATATTCATAAGAAGATTCTGCACTTTCCTTCTAACTTTCGTGAGTGGGAACTTGAGAGGCCTGTTTGGACAACCACTCTGGGAACGCGCTGTGCTCTCCACCTTCCCGGTGAAAAACATCTGAGCACAGGCTTGGGAAGCTGGCTCCTTGGCCTAGAGTCACAGGGCTGGAAGATTACCTGGCCAACTGTTGATGGTAAGCTAGAGGATATTAAGAAGAGGTGCATGGAACTTGCCATCTCACCCCGAGGCGTTGAGAAGCCCAAGAAGGAGGATTGGGCAGCTGTACTTGGTCGCTCACAGGCGGCAGCTCATCTACTTTCTGAATTCCCTTAAGGTCTAGGGATAAATTTGAGCCCGCAACCGCCCAAAGGGAACTCTATATAAGTGAATAGGATATAACCCGATGGAACTAAATTCCGCCGAGGCTAAGAATTTGCAGAAGCGCATAGAGGATTGGTTAGCATCTCCGAACCAGGAGCTGGAAGCCACTTTCGGCGTGGATGGAAAGGTTGACGTCACCACATTTCTGAATGTTGCCAAGCGGCTCCGTGCTCGTGGTTACAGGTCAGTTCCGCAGGAAGACCGCATGACCGTAACAACACCCGACCACGTCCGATTCAGTCTGCAGGGTCTTGGAACCATTCAGGAATACTGCAAAGACGACACAATGGCGGGAAAGAACTTTATCGTCATGATTAAGGACCGAACTCTCCCCGAGGCGAATGTGGACTTCGTAGACTACGATGTTCGCATAAAAGTTCGCCGCGAGATTGGCCTTGATAACGCCGATGCGAAGGTTCGTGACCTCTTTACGACATGGAAGCAGCAGAAGAAGGCGTTCCGTGTAATTCGCCGCTGGACATTTGAGGGAGAGGGTCTTGTGATTGACCTCTCTATTGTACGCAGCACGAAGCGTGATGCAAATCGCGGGTACAGGTGGCAGCGCCTCTTCAGGGACCAGGATGTCATGGGCTCACCGCCTGAGTATGAGATTGAGGTAGAGCTCATGCGTCTAGAGGGTGATACAGTTGAGGCGGCCATGAAGCGACTTGTAAAGGGTGTGGGTGAGGTCATGCGTGGTATCCAGAAGCACACATTCCTCATGCGCAAGTCGGTCAAGGACCGTGTTCTTCGCGGTTACAAAGACCTCGTCGGCTCTGACCGTTTTCGTGGTGTAGCCCCTGTCACGATTGAGATGCGCAACTTTATCAAGGAACGTGATGAGGGAACACCCAATATTCGCGACGGCTACAATGTGACAGATAAGGCAGATGGTCTGCGCGTGATGGGCTACTGTGACAGCAAGGGTGAACTCTTCATGATTGACATGACGTTTAACATCTATAAGACGGGTCTTACGAATCAGGCATGTCGCTCCTCTCTTGTAGACTGTGAGTGGATTACACAGACGAAGGATAATCGTGCTGTCCAGCAGCTCCTTCTCTTTGATATCTACTATGATACAGACAAGGCGAAGGTGACCGAGCTTCCCTTCTACAACAAGGATGCTCAGGTAGATACTCGCCATACTCATATGAAGCGCTGGGTCACGAACTGGAATGACAAAACGAGTGTGGCTCCTGGCGTGACTGCATCCACAAAGCTCCAGGTTGTCATGAAGAACTTCTTCTTCGCGGAGGCAGGTGACACTGCCATCTTCCTGGCTGCAAGCAAGGCGCTAGATATCAAGGGTATCTACAACACGGATGGTCTCATCTTCACACCGAATGACAAGCCTCTTCCGAACAAGCCTGCTTTCATGTCACAGTTCAAGTGGAAGCCGTCGCATGACAACACGATTGACTTCCTTGTGAAGTTTGAGAACTACACGGACTCTCGTGACGAGCGAATTACAGTAGGTGTCAAGCCTGATACAGGAGAGACACTCACATACAAGACTCTACGTCTCATGGTTGGCTCTAGTACAGACAGTACCTTTGACAATCCTCGCGAGACTGTTCTTGAGGGTGTGAAGCCTGAAAGGCAGAAGTCGCATGTGTACCGACCTGTTCTCTTCAATCCTGGTGAGTTCACTGATACGATGGCAAGCGTCTGTTACCTAGAGATGGAAACGGACCCTGACACAGGTGAGAACTACGTTCTGACTGGAAAGTCGAAGGAGCCTATCCAGGATAAGACGATTGTTGAGATGGCCTATGACCCTGCACAGCCGCCTGGATGGAGGTGGAAGCCTCTGCGTGTGCGTATGGACAAGACGGAGCGTTTGCAGCGCGGTGTTCTTGGACGTACTCTCAATAGCAGCGAGGTTGCAGAAGGTGTATGGAACAGTATCCACGACCCTATCACGGAGAGCATGATTCGCTCTGGCTCAGAAGAGGTTGGCGAGGCTGAGGCTGAGGCTCTGGAGGCTGAGAAGGAATCATCCGCGGCGGCTCGTCGCAAGTACTTCGAGCGAACAGCAACGGAGCAGGATTTGCGTATTGTGAAGGGTATGCGCGATTTCCACAACAAGTGGATTAAGGAGCGTATTCTGTATGGAAATGCTCTCAAGGAGCGCGGCAAGTCAGTTCTTGATTTGGCGGTGGGCAAGGGTGCGGACTTGCAGCGCTGGCGTCGTCTGGGCGTCTCCTTCGTTCTTGGATGCGATAATGCGGGTGATAACATCACGAATGCTGAGAATGGTGCGTATAGGCGCTATCTTGAGACGATGACGAAGGCACCGCCTGGCTCTGTTCCTCCCATGGTCTTCGCGATTGCTGATACGAGCAAGCGTCTGATGGATGGCACGGGCGGTGAGACGGAGCAGGAGAAGGATATTCTCCGCAGTGTTTTCGGTCGTATTAAGCCGACTGGTCCCGTGCCTGCATTCGTGGAGAAGGAGGGTGCAAGCAAGCTCAAGATGGGTGCGGACTGTGTTTCACTGATGTTTGCCATTCACTACTTCTTTGACAAGAAGGAGACCTTTGATGGCCTTCTTCAGAATATCGCGGATGGCCTGAAGCTGGGTGGCTACTTCATTGGGTGCTGCTTTGATGGAGAGCGCGTGTTTGACTTGCTGAAGAGTGTGAAGATGGGTGGTCGCAAGGCTGGAATGTACAAGGATAGGCTCCTCTGGTCCATCACGAAGCAGTATGATGAGGATGCAATTCCTGAGGGTGATGCGGCGTTTGGTATGGCAGTTGATGTTGAGTTCATCAGTATTGGTACCTCTCACCGCGAGTATCTCGTACCCTTTGGCCTACTCCAGAAGAAGATGGCTGATATTGGTTGCGAGCTGCTCGATGAGAAGGAGTGTGCGGCTCTTGGATTAAAGTCAAGCTCGGCACTCTTTAATGCAAATTATCCGGCGGAGAAGTTCCAGATGAATGATGCGGTGAAGCAGTTCTCATTCCTGAATCGGTGGTTCATCTTCAAGAGAAAGGCTGAGAAGGTTGCGGATGCTGCCTCTGAGGTATCTGCTCCTGTTTCTGGTGCTTTGGCTGCACCTACTGCAAAGAAGTCTAAGATTAAGGTTGTTGCAGCGTTGAATAAAGCTATTGGTGCACCTAGTGCACCTAGTGTACCTAGTGTACCTGGTCTACCTAGTGCACCTGTGGCCACTCCGATTTCAACAGCCATTAATCCGATTGCTGCACCTGGTGAACCTGTTGCGGCGCAGCCACCTGTTGCTCCTGTTGCGGCGCAGCCACCTGGTTCACAGCCACCTGGCGCACAACCTCTCCGAACGCTTGCGGTTGCAGAGGAGGCTGCCCCCAAGGCGTCTCTGACCTACGCCCCTGGAGAGATATTCCAGTTCTACTCTCGTGCGGCTCTCCAGGATAAGCTGAAGATTGAGGATAAGGGTGCTGGTCGCTGGCTCTCACCGAGTGCACCGTTCCCTCTAACGGACCCTGATACTCCTGATATAACCTATCCCTCTCTTGAACACTATATGGGCGCGATGATGTACAAGCGCGCTACCAATAAGCCCGAGCTGGCCACAAGCCTCTTCAGTCGCGACGGCTCTATTCACCAGGAATATGTCCGCCAGCGTCTCACAGAGACGGCAGGTGGAACGAAGCCTCTCCCTGAGGACCGTGACTATGAGCTTCTCGAGCAGGAGACGAAGGATGTCAAGGCCGCAATGAAGGCTGCAACTGTGAAGAAGTACAAGGGCCTCTTTGATGAGACGAAGTGGGCCTCTGCAAAGGATGCGGCTCTACGCGAGGGTCTGGCCCAGCGTTGGCAGAAGGATGCACGTCTTCGTAAGATTGTTGAGGCGGTGCGGAACCAAGGGAAAATCCTCCTGTTCTACACGCCTGGTGCTGTTACAAATATGGGCGGCGTGCGTAAGGATGATGGTACGATTGAGGGCGACAATAAGGTTGGTCAGATACTCATGAGCTTGGCAAAGTTCCCTGGGTATTAGTAAAAGTTAAAAAAATTGATTAATTAACATCATAAATAATAGAATATGTCTACTATTATTTATGGTGGTGTAAAATACAAGCAAACAAGACATGCTGTTTACTGTAAAAAATGCAAGGATACAATTGAAAGTAAATGGTCCCATGATTTCAAATACTGTTCTTGTGGCTCTGTAGGAATTGATGGAGGGATTGAGGCTGGAAATCGTCTCCTAGGAAATCTAGAAGATATGGAATCTAGAAGTATGTATTCTGCAGTTCTAAACAATAAAAAAAAGTTGTGGCTTCCACAAGAGATTATTGAAGAACAATTTATCGGTTATAAAGTACCCTAGTTATCGTAATTCCTGTGGTAAGTCCTAAGAGAAACCCTAGAACAAAGCGCGGGTCATGATAATAGGTAGGCTGCGGATTCATAGAATATGTAGGTGGCATACCTTCTTTTTTTGAAGGAGGGTCCGTCAAATTTACCATGATAGTCGTCATGACGCTTATGAGAGGCCATACACACTCATAAGCGTCCTATACTGTTTGACCCACGCCATCCATGCATTAAGATTTACACCACCCTGTTGAATCGCCCGTTTTTCAATGAGTTCAAAGAGCTTGAATTGCATAGAAATATTCACAGACCCATAAAGACCTGGAAGGTCTGTAAGAAGGACTCCTGGTTTACCAAGTCGTGTATTCACGTCTTGGTGAAGAGACCAGAGCCAGTTTTGTATAAAAGGCTTAACGGTTGCATATGGCATCGTTTCTATTGTGACATATGCATGAGACTCTAACCATCCCTTATAATGGTCACGGCAATCTGAACAAGGTAACATAGGCCCTGTTGCCTTTAGAAGCTGAACCCAGGCTCTCCTCTCATCCGATTCATAGAGTGCAAAGACAACCTTTCCTGCCTTCTCTGCTAAAGCATGAAGAACACTCCAAACAAACGGCCCCCACTCTTTATTTTCAGGATATGCGGGCCCAGGAACCTGACAAGCACAGGGCATCTAACTTAGAGCTCGGGAAGTATAGAGCGCATTTCACCGCGCATTACGCCGCACTTTTCTTTTTTCTTTACACTTTTTAATGGAATCGACCTTTTATAGCAGTTTTATATTTTTATTTAATTCACTCTTAGCTGTTCGATTTTCTAATTATGTATATGCCTTTCTCTTTTTAATACTTTTTTCAACATCAATCATCTTGCGCGCAAATAAAACGGAGCTAATTACTATTTTAGATAACCTTGCAGTTGATTCTATAGTTCTTTACGGTGCATATATCTTCTATACTAAGTTTTTATCTATACCACCTTCCATATCTGCAATTATAATTGCAACTTTCTTATCAGTTATTATTCTGTATTATTATGGTTATACGCATAAAGACTATTGCTTTAACGAAGATGCAACAATAGCAAGCATGTACCATTCACTTCTTCATATTATCTCTTCAACAGGTCACGCAATTCTTATTGTAGCATAAAATATATTTTCTAATAAATGAGTCTGGCTTCAACTGTAAAATTTACAAATGCTATCTTAATGGGTCTATTCTCAACATTTTTAGTAGTGAAAGGTGAATCCGCCCCTCTCGTCGCAATCCCAGCTATTAGTGCAGCGAAATATGCATATATTTATTCAAATCATGATGAAGAGAAACAGAAAGCACACTATCTCTCTTGGTTTCTGACAACGCCTATTATGCTCTGGCTGATTTTTTCACTGAACAAACTCCCGTTTAACAAAATGGCTGTTTTAATTGCACTTAACCAGCTTATGATTGTTTCAGGATATGTTGCATCGGTTGCAAAAGACGAAGAGACCGTGTGGCGCTGGTTCTGGATTGGCTGTCTTGCATTTATTCCTATTATCTATCAACTCCTCCAGTTATCAGAGGGTTTCGCGCTTGTCGTCTTAACACTCGTGACATGGTCAGCCTATCCCGTAGTATGGTACTTATCGAAGAAAAATTTGATGGATGATGACACTCGTGACATCAGTTACTCGGCGCTTGATTTTGTAGCGAAGGTAGGTATTGTCCTCCTGTATATGGTTGAGGTAGGACGGCTAAAGCTTCCACGTCTTGCATAGTAAATGCCCTCTGACTGGCAAAGCCTCGCGAGAGTGAACGAACATGAGAGAGATAAATATGTGCAGTTTGATGAACCTACGCATATTTATACGGTGAAGGGTGAGACAAAGGGATATATCAGTGTGACCAAGTTTCTCCACGAGTTCTTTCCCCATTTTGACGCAGATGCTGTGATTCGCAAGATGATGAAGGGTCCGAAGTGGAATCCTGATAATAAGTGGTATGGAATGACTGCTACGGAAATCAAGGCTGCGTGGGACGCAAATGGAAAGGAGGCGAGTGGAAAGGGAACCCTCATGCACTTGTCAATTGAGCAGTATCTGAATGGCGCTGAGCACTTAGTCACAGATGAGATGAAGGCGACACCTGAGTGGCGTTATTTCATGAACTTCTGGCGAGACCACGGTCATGACCTTGTTCCATTTCGTACAGAGTGGGAAGTATGGGCTGAGGAATATCGTCTCACAGGAAGTATTGATATGATATTCTACCGGAAATCTGACGATTCCTATGTTGTCTATGATTGGAAGCGGTCAAAGGAGATTAAGACGAACAATGATTTTGGTGGAAGGGGCATCTATCCTCTTAACCACTTGCATGATACCAATTACTGGCACTATACTCTTCAGCTGAATGTGTATCGCTGGTTTCTAGAGACGTATTATGGTCTTAAAATCACCGATATGTATTTGATTATTCTGCATCCTGATAACAAGAACTACAAGCGGATTCAGCTGAATCGCCTAGATGAAGAGGTTGGTGTAATGATGCATTCTCGCCTTCGCGCTGTACAAGATGGATGCAGACATAAGGTTCTTCTACCGTATCCTGAGTGCGATATCACAGATGATTAACTGCGACGAGTTCCCTTATTTTCCTTACGTGCACTCCGTGTTTTTCTCTTGTAATTACCACCCTTCCAGTTCTCGAGGAGAGGTTTAGCCAGCTTATTGCGCTTGCTGCGTGCTTTGACCTCAGCAGCCGTTAGCCCGCCGCGCCCTTGGATAAATTCAACCAGCAGCTTCGCCTTTTCATTGTTAGGATTGCCAGTATACCCGCCATGCTTAACTATATCAAGAGCCGTATCGCCATATATGAAGCCCCAGCCGACGAGGTTGAGATTTGCACCCTTCTCGATAAGAATTAGTGCTGCTTCTACTTGCAAATTCATGCAAGCATGCATAAGCGCGCTCCACTTCCACGTATCTACCTTGTTCATATCGGCGCCATTTTCAATGAGGGGTTCCAATGTCTCTATAAGATTTATGTTGCAAACTGCTAGTATGAGTGGCGTATAACCACTCGTATTAGCACAGTTGAGATTATTTTTATTTTTAGGTATTAGGCTAAGTACCGTATCAGGATTAGCATGAAAACCAGAACAGGCTTCTAAAAGTTCCATACAGCCTTCACTCATCTCTACTAAAAGTTAAGGAAGAAAGTTCAATGATTCTCAGACTCCAAGAACCTCTTCATATCACACTGCGCGCAAACATCTATCTCAGGCGCAATATTGCGCACATTCTCTTTGAAGAACTTATCTAGACTGTTTTTCGCCTTCAGCGTCTTCGCATGCTGCTTTACACGCATGTAATCATTAACACTGAGGTTAGCACCTGACGTGCGAATACCTGCAAGACGCTTGATATTAGCAATCTGAGGCGCCTTGCCAAGCACACGGCTCAGATTGTTGCGCGCAGCCGCCTCTGCCATCTGGAACTGAACCGATGCAGCCTCCTTCGCAGCGGCCTTGGCATCCTTCTTCGCATTGCGCTCCGCAATACGCAGCTCCTTCTTCATCGTCTTGTTAATCATCTTCTTCTCCTCCTTTGAAACCTTCGAAGCCTCTTTTACTGCAATCTTTTCAGCTTTCGCCTCCATCTTCTTTGCCTCAGCCTGCTTCAGCTTGAGCGCCTTCTGGAACGCCTTCTCCTGGTTCTTCTCAAGGAGCATATCAACAAACGCATTTCCAGCCTTGCCAAACTTGCGCGTCTTGGCATAGTTCTTCACCTCACCCTTCGTGGGCTTGCGACCAATCTTCGCCGTAAGGTTCTTCTCGGCGTTCTCCATCTACTTAGGTGCGCGACTTTTTACGCGTGTTGTGCTTCCCACCTTTTTTCCGCTCAAAATAGGCAAGAAGCTGTTTAGGAAGCTGCGAGGCAATCGGAAGCTCCTTTGATTCAGGGTCTCTCACTAAAACCGCAAGGCCGTCATCAGTTACAACAAGAACAAAATAGGTAGATGCGAATTGCTTATACTTGAAGGGTTTGAAGATGGCCGTGGGCGGGTCGGCGCGTATATCAATTTGTGCAACAGCCATCTTTGACTGTTTCATAAGTTCATCCAGCTTCTCAGAAGTCATAGGAAGTTGAGGAATCTCCTTGATACCAATGATACCAAATAGTTCCCCGGGGGTACCACGCAAGATACGCATAGACTTCGTGAGAACATCCTCTGCACCCAAGAAGGTCATCAGAGCAGGTGGCAACTTCGTCTCCTCATCTATCACAGCAACTTGCTGAGACGGCGATATACTCATCTCCTCAAAGAATTTAGGCTTCTCCTCCGTTGAGATGACCCAATCACCACGCAGACGCTCATACCACGCCGTCGTGTTCTCAGGGAGAATTTCCTGGTCTCCATCCACAATGCGCCTGTCTATGATTCCAATCTGTGACACGTCATTCTCAAATAGTTCGCGCCGTTTCTCTGCAAAACGGAGAAGCTCCTCAATTAGCTTGAAGAGAAGAAGATAATGCAGATTCACTTCTATGCGCCCCTTCGTGAACTTCGGTGTGTGGATAAGACACTGACTCTCACCTGCCCATACACACCGTCCAGAACATGAGTCTTTCTCTGAAAGGGATGTGCAATCTATACGCTGAATGGAGGGACGGCTTGTCGCCGCCTCAGCAGACGAAAACCAAGAGAAGACTTTGCTCGAGAGGAATGTATAGAGTTCCTTTCTCTTCTCCGCAAGAGTATCCTCGCCATAAATAATCTCCTTCAGCCTCTTGCGCACCTCGCCAGCATTCGCAGCCTTTGCCAGCCATTTTGCGAAGGTTATGCGCAAATGCTCAAAAATATCAGACACGTCATTTGGCGAGAGGGTTGATTCCTCTTCACTTTGTATATCAGGACCACCAAGACCAATAATCTGCTTATTCATCTCCCACTCCAGGTCCTGCTTCCGTTTTGCTATCGCTAGAATACGTACAGTATCCTTCTGATAGTACTTAGAAGTACCATCTACTGCTAAAGAAATAGGCAGACCCTTTGTTCGTATAGGAAGAATTGCAGTATTCTGCAAGAGCATGGCGAATATCTTCGCCTTATCTCCATGTGCCTCATACCAGACTTGTACTGGTGTATACAGACTCTCTTTCACATACGTCTGGTAAAATGCGACAATTTCATTCACAGGTGCAGTATATACATCATCCCAGTCAAGATAGACGCGCGTAGCAGGAAATACATGACCATCATCAATACACGGAATAGGAATGAGTCTCTCTTCAGGGCTCTTGAAGATGAGCGCAACAAGATGATTGTAAGGGTCTCTTAAAAGACCGTCAAACTCTATGTCTGCAGCCATCATTCTCTTATATAAAACACTCGCAGCAAGAAGAGACTTTCTCGACATCTGCTTGCTCGCATAGGAGAGTCGAGGGTCCACGATACACTGCGACTCAAACTCATAGCGTCGCTCCTTCACAATAGGCGGCCATGCGATTTCCTCTGCATCTTTCTCCCATCCGCGCTGGAAGAAGGCTGTAAAACGCCCCTTCGCCACGTGGAAAATAGGTTCCCAGACACCAGAGTGGTGGTGGAGAAGGAATGCGATATCATTATTTCCGTGGACTCCCTGGTTGAATCCATAAGGCGGGCAGCGAACTTCCAGTTTGTTCTCAGCGGTGATATCGAGGATAATGAAAGAAATACCAGGTCTCTTCGCCTCATCCTTCTTCTCCTCCATGTTCGGCATACGCAGAACAAAATCAGGCTGGGCCAAGAGAGATGCAAGCTGTCTGTACTCCTTCATCGTATCCTCATTTTCAATCCAGCCCTTCGTATATCCTCTGTCCTCATCCAGCCAACCCATGAAACTGTTGTAACTCAGGTAAAATCGCTTGACAACTTCGCGATTCAGGGAGCCAGGCAGCTGGAACATACCGCCCCAGTTGTTGATATCAGTCCCTTCCAGCCATCTCTGGAGAAGAGCCTGGGGCGGTGCCTTCATCTGGATATCATAGAATTCCAGGAGGAAGTTTCCATAATTCAACTGGAAGAAGACAGACGGCTGGCTCTGGAGAGATTGCTTAATCAGAGCCTTCATCTCTCTCGCACTCCGCTGCATATAGAAAGGTGCAATCGCAGCAAGGAAACTGTCTGTCTTGAAACGCGCCCTGTTCTCAACACCGATGCGCAGAAAACCCTCGGCGTCAGGTTTCAGCTTGTGCGGTGTTTTCGGATTAATGAAGTTTGAAATATCCTGTCTAAAATACGCGTCCACAACGGGAGGTAGAAGGCCAATCTGCGGACCCTCCATCTCGTCTATCTCAAGAGGAAGCTTCTCAGAGCCAACGATGTATTTCGTGAAAGCGCGGGACATATACGCGATATAAGGCTCTTTGGGGAACATGGGCTCATCGCGCTTTCTTATTGCTGGCTCTGGAGCCTCTACCTCTTGACCTTCTTCTACAGCTAGAGCAGGCGTCTGTCTCACATCTCTGAATTTGTCATAATACTTGTCTGATTCGTATACAAGAGAATTATCTATGAAGCAGCAGGGAAGGTGGAAGCCTTCAGGATGCGGTGTCTTCTTCAGGAAACCCACATACTTGTGAAAAACGCCGCCTTGTGTCTTAGGAGCCTCTTGGCGAATCAGCACCGTCTCATTCAGACCAGGGTTGCGGCGATTCACAACAGGGCGACCTTCGCAGAAAGGGCAGGTATTTGCTGCCTTTGTTTTCCTCTCACGACCATCCTCTCCAACCACAGGGCGACGAAGTGTAGTTCCCTTGAAATCGCGCTCCAGGATAATCAGTTCATCACGGCCACAGAAGTACTTAGAACACACATAGTAATTCTCTGATTTCTTCTGGGCAGTGGTTCCATAGCGGAGAAAATAGAAGACCTCCTCATACTGAGCTTCAGGTTTGGGCAGAGGCTTCTCACCTTTCTTTAGAGGAAATTCAACAAAGGCAATACGCGGCGGCTCTGAGTTGAGTTCAGTCTCATAGATATCATCGCGCATTTCTTCAAATTGTGCACGAGAGACAACTGCGGGTTGACGTGTCACATTCGCGGCGCACATACTTACGTACTTCTTGAGAGAAGGGTGTGTCTTCGTGTAGTCGAATAGATTCTTGTCGGCCTCCTTCAGCTTGGATAAGAAGAAATCGGCTGAGATTTTGCCATCGTCGGGTTTTGCTGGAGCGGCTTCTTCTTCCTCTTCTTCTGCCTTTGCAGGTGCAGCAGGTTCAGGTGCAGCACTAGCAACAGGCGGCGGCGCCTGTCCCAGCTCCTCCGCCGGCGGCACAAACTCATTCCGCACCTCCTCTTCAAGTGGCCCCTCATTATCCGCAGCGAACTGCTTCCAGAAATCATCATCACCTGCAGGCAGGCCTTCACCCTCTTCAGCGGGTAAAACCTCTGCTTCTACCTCCTCTACTTCTACAGCAACCGCCGCCGCCTCTGTAGCCTTTATCTTCTCAGCCACTTTCGGCGCAACTCGTAACATGTCATCCGATGATGTGAATAAGACCGATAAGAGTGTGAGAACCTCTTGCAATGATTTCTCAGAGCTGACATTGTGCAGATGAAAGGAGAAGAAAGGATGCTGGGCGAAGATGGCAATATCTATGCCTGTATTGAGTTCAACCGCTTCACCGCCATCCAGGGTCGCAACTTCGCCACGGCTCTTCAGCCACTTTCCCAGAGCAGTCTGTGCAGCCTCTGTATCCAGCTGAAATTCATTCTCCAAGGCAGCCAGAACTCCAGTATCCGTTTCTCCCTTCAGCATTTTCAGGTTCGCATACTGTGTCAAGAAGGAAGAAATACGCGATTCATTTGTGAAGTTGTCTACACACTTGTAGCGAAGCATAGCAACCGGCTGGTCACCAGGGAGAGGAGGAATCTCCTGGAAGAATGGAAGAAACTTTGGGAGTCTCGTCTTCAGAGTGGCCTTCGTAAATACAGGCTTCGGTGGTAGCTGAATACCATAAATGAGCGTTGCAGAGAGGAGTTGCAGAGGGAGTCTTGCATATGGCATCTTCTCAACACCCTTCTCAAACTGCGTGACGAATCGTTTCGTCCGTCCATCATCCTCTGTATCTGTGAAGAGAGTATCCAGCTTTCTAACACCCTTCGGTGGTATCACTGTGGCATCCGCATAGTCTCCCTGTGCACGAATCGTCATATAGATGGGATTCTGTTGCTGCTCGCCAGCCTTGAGGACGCACTTCGCCATCAGGTAATCATTCTCAGGATTCGGGTTTCTCTCGCGTGTCCACTGCTTGAGTACACGGGCTAAGTCCGCATCCGGTGTATTATCCTCTTGAAGATGGAGTTTGGTAATAGAAGTTCCCTTGTTCGGTATAAGACGCATATAGGGTCTATCTTCCGTAACAGGTACCGCATAGAAGAGAGATTCCACGTCAACCTTCTCTTCGCGCGCCCATTTCAGTTGGAGATGACGAACACCAGAGAAACGGATATCCAGTTCGTCGCGGCCAAGAAGTTTGTTCAGGTTGTCTGCGAGAAGAGACATGTTCGTGAATCGCTGATATCTTGCGTCAATCTTCTTCTTGTCCACTGTGTCATTCTCATAGGAGAGTTCAGGAAAATAGGGGTGTAAGAATGCATTCCATTTCGCTTCCTGGTCCTCGCCCATACTTTTCATATCATCATAGAGATAGAGGTGCAGTTCGGTTTGTGTTATAGTTTCTAAGAGCATTTTGCTCATGTCTGTGAGGTTTAGGTTGCGCGGTGTCCCATTCTCATCTACGAAATCTGCTGCGACTCTGGTTGCCTTCTTCTTGTCAAATGGCTTGGCGAGAAGAAGTGCCTGTTTCTTACCAGGAATGAACCAGTCAAAGTCAATTGCGCTGCGAGTTCCTGTTAGTTTCGAGTAGCAGAGAAATTGGTATTCAGGATATACATTCGCATCTGTAATCGTTCCTTTCAGATGTTTGTAGATGGCGAGTTTCAAATCGTAGATGCGCATGAAAGGCAGAAGAACAGGAAGTTCAATATCTTCACCTGCATCTTCAGCCGACCGGTGAAGAATAACAGTGAGTTCCTTTGCGTTATCATAAAAATTCTGTAGTGGTTGTGGGTGTGTTATAGTTTCTATAAGTCTACCTATGACCGGAGATGACATCTAAATTAGCAGTGAGACTAAAAATAAGAGAGATAAATTACCAATTTATCTCTCTCTTTTTTAATCATTCACTGTTAATTTAGTGAGCCTAATCACCGACTGGAAACTGATAAAGTCGTGACTTAATTTAATCTCACGGTAATAAACTCTCAGAAAAAATCAAGTTGTAGAGTAATATCATGAGCAGCATTTAACGGGCTTCCTGATGTATATGCAAGATATACTGATATTCTATCTCCTGAATTGAGTCTTACAGATGCATTGTAAAAACTTTGTTGTATATCTGTGGCTCCAAATGTGAGAGTATAAGGTGTACTTATTAATCCTACACTTGTCATTGTTATAGGGCCTACATTTTGTGATGTAGATACTGTCCATGAAACTCCACTACCAGCTGTAACTGTTGTTCCTGCTGTTATACCGGTACCTGCAAGATACTGTCCTATTGAAATTATACCAGATGTCACTGAAGATACTGTTAAAGTAGTTCCAGCAATAGTTCCTGTAAAAATAGAAGCCGCAGCTCCATTTGTCATTGCAATCGGTGTACCTGAACTTCCAATTGTTTGCGAAGGATATACTGTCCAGCTTGACCCACTTCCTGAAACAATATAGGTATTGAGCACAACACCTGGTCCACTTACAGATTGTCCTACTGCAAGGCTTCCACTAGAAGGGCCAGTACTCACTGTAAGTGTTGTCGTAGAAATATATCCTGTATAAATTGCTGCAGTAGAACTTGAACTGAGAGCAGGTAAATAATATACAGTCAAGGTGACTGTATTTGTTCCACCTGGAGCGGCATTTAATGTAGCAGACATTCCAGATAATAAAGAAGGTTGCTGTATTCGGTAGTAAGCAGCAGGGAGACCTGTATCAGGAAATGAACCTGCAGAGATTGCCTGTGTACCAGGCCATAAATAACCACTAGGAGCTGATGAAATAGTTCCTCGTAGGCCATAATAAACAGTTGTAGGATATACATAGCTTGAAAAGCCCTTGCCTCCTGCTGATTTTGTAACAAGGTCAGTTCCAGGACCTATCTGAATTCCAGGTGAGGCTAAGTACGTAGGGTCAGAAATTATTGTAGGATTGCTCTGTAGAATATCAGATGCTGTATATGCTTGACTTGCAGAAGGATAGACTATACCAACTGTTGTACTACGAAGTTGCGCTGAACCAATATTTGTTGCATCTGCAGTTTCTACACCTATATAGGAACCCGTGGAACTTGTATTGGTTGGCGCTGCAACATATACATTTGTATCACGACTGCTCATTTGGTTTGAACCTGATACTAGAATACCACGTTTATTTCCTTTTCCATTGGATAATACATTTATCGTAGAGCCTTTTATACTGTTAAATGAAAACACACTTGCGGTTAGTGAACCTGTTCCTGAAAACTTAACCCCTGTGACAGTATTTGTCAATGAGCTACCCATCGTAGAATTATTCACATTTATAACGCATACACGGAGTTTTGATGTTTGTGATGAAGTGCCTCCAAATACAATTCCTTCAAGAATAAGGTTATCAGTTGAACCTGTGCATGTAAGATTTATAGTAACATCTTCAACACGGCAATATTCCCCCATTGTTAGAAGACTTGCTGATGTTGTTGTTTGCAGTTGAAGAGTGCATGTTTGGACTGAGAGACCGCGGATTGAACAATAGTTAGGTAGAGTTATACCTGAGGTGAGGGTATGAATTCCAGCCATTAGCCAGATAAGGATAGGATTAGATGATGATGCAACACCCGTTGCGGCGCTAATGGCCGATACAATTGTTTTAAATGGAGCTCCACCTATACTTCCTTTAGAGTTATCCCCATAAACTAAATCAACAATCGCAACATTTCCGAATGAAATGGTTGGTCCAGCAGGTCCTGTCGCACCAATAGGCCCGGAGCATCCATTACCTACAAGGGCTACTGCATTTCTATATGCCGTTAAGTCACCTGCGCAACGCATCCTATGATAACAGTGAGAGTAAAAAAATAAGAAAGTTCAGGAACTTTCTTATTTTTTGTCTATCAACCAAATTAACTCACGAGGTTAGGGTTCATGAAATAGTTCCAATAGAAACGTCGCCGCCATCCTTTTTCGCATCATAGACAGGCTGGTCTGTTATCTTGATTCCACAGTAAGAGACGGGGCGCGCCTTGAAATCCTTGTGCTGATACACACCAATCGCCTCCGCCTCTTTCAACAGCCAACCAAAGTTATTCCAGAAATCAGGGCCATGCCCCACTGTCTGCGTAATCATGTGAGCCATCTCATGAATTGCGACAAACATCATGACATCACTGTCTACAAGTTCATCCTTTGCACCCTCATCTTTCTGTCTCAGGCAGAAATGCACAGCCTCGCCCTTATTCACACTGTAGCTTGTGAACTCCGCATCAGGCATGGATTCAAAAATCCTGGCAGGGTCTGCTTTGAAATTCTTCTTCAGCATAATCACCTGCGGCTTATCAGGATATTTCGTCTCCACATGCATCTTGAGTTTGTTCATGCGAAGACGGATTTGTGCGAGAAGGTCAGCAGCCTTCTGTTTATCAGGCATATCGCGAACTTTGTATGTCTTTCCATCAACAGTTGAGCGAACATCAACTGTCTCATAAGAAGAGGCGCCGAAGACAGTTTTTATATGGGTGAATGCACTGGATAGTGCAGCTGAATAATCAGTCATCTAATAAAAGACTAATATGTTTAACGGCGACGTCTTGTCTGTCTATTTTGACGCTTCTTCGCCTTAGCAGTAGTACTTTTATTCTTCAGCGCCTTAGAAATCGTCTTCCTAATCACATTTCTTAATGCAAGTTGTTGATTAGTTTGATATGCAGCAAGTCTTATATTTGTTCTATTTCCTGTTGCAGGCGGTGCCGTAGAGGGTCTTGTTTTCGATAAGGTCATTCTATTTATAATCAATAAATTTCAGAACCTATTACCTATTACCTATTACCTATTACCTATTACCTATTACCTATTTAGTTGACCTCGAAGCTGCGACGGTTGACGTCAGGCTCAATCGTGCTGTTGTTAAAGACAGACACGGGAACCTGCGGGTTCGCGGGCTCAGAGCGGAGCTGGTAGTTCGCATTGCGCATGCTCTGGCCGACCGTGTTGACGCCGATGAGTGCACCCGCTGACAGGAAGTTCTTGCCCTTGAGGGAGCCCGTACCCATCGGGTTCTGCTGCGCCCAGACGGAGTTCATGTCCTTCGGGAGCAGCTCAGATGGCGTAAGCTGGTCACGCGGGTAGCAGCCCGCAGGGCCCTCTGCATTGCCGAACTGGGCAGGGCCAGGGACCTCCGTGGGGAGCACGTCACCACCCTGGTTGTGCGGGTTCTGCTTGACATCGTGCTCACGCTTGGGGCCAGGCGCGCTCGTCTCACCCGCCTCAGCGGAGTAGTTAGAGGCGGCCGAGAGGGTCTGGAAACCCTCCTTCTTGAAAAAGCTCGGCTGTAAATACGCCAGACTTAGTACTAACAGTGCAATTACACCGATTGCAGCAACGGACTCAAAATTGTACGAAGCAGCCATGTTGTTCCTGTATTAGTAATAGTCTATATTTTTTAGGAAGATGCATCTGAATCCTCCGATTCCTCTTCATCCGTAGGAATCTCGCCGTATTTTTGATAATACGTATTTGACAGACGGTCAGCCTTCAGCTTTGCAAGAGCAAGCCGTAATCTGGCCTCCTGTAGAGCGGACTTATCTTGCTGCTGCTTCTCAAAGTTTACCATGCGCGATTCATCTGCGAACGGGATATCCACTTCACCATCCATCTCCTCGCCCGAAGTCTGGATGGTAAGATGGCGAATGTGAGGCTCTGTCGGAGAATCGGGGCGAGACATCGGAGGAAGAAATCGCTCTGATATTTTGGGAGTCGTCTTCACAAAGGAATCCAGAACCCACTGAATAGTGAAGCCCTTTGTGGAAATCTCTAAGAGGTTGGGGCGCCATACAGGGAAACTCCATTCACTCTCGGGTCTCACGGTCTCAGATGGCTCCCATGTATGTACAAGCCTCTTTGTGATAGAAGACTCGCGCAGTCTAGAAGAAAACCACTTGCTTTCGGCATCCTTCGTGAGAAGGTCTGTGACAAAGGTCTTTAGGAGAGTTTGGAACACCTCTGTCTGCGTGTCGGGTGATTCAATTGTCGGTGAACCTGAGAGGTCCGTGTACTGTGCATCCGATTGAACAGTCGCAGTGGATGCGATAATAATAGTATAGACTGACTTACGAGCGTCCCATGAAGGTGTAGAAAATGTGAATGTACCCATATCTATCTCTGCGTAGAAAGCCTCAGATGCTTTAGGCATTGACTGCGGTCCTTTCTTAAGTTTTAGCATCACCATTAAAACTAGATATGTCATCAGACATCCTCCAGAAAGTTTTCAGATATATAAACCGTGATGAGACACGAAAACAAATACAGGTATATGTGGTGGACCCTATTCTAAGCCATATCATGGAGCGTGTTTTTCCATATATTCTTCTCTTCTGTGTCTTCTTCGTTGTTCTACTTCTTCTTGTCTCAGCCACGCTTGTTATTATTGTCTTTCAACTCCGGGCCAATAATTATAGCGCGGTCGGTATGATTGATGCAGTTTCAGCAATATAAGTAGGAATGAATACACAAGAACTAGGAAACTTTGTTAGAAACTGGGTTCACTATGATAATCTTGCAAGCAGTCTTTCCAAGCAGACACAGAATGCTAGGAAAGTCCGTGATGACTTTGAAGATAAGATTTTACAGCAGCTCCGAGTGAATAATATGGAGACTGCCGTAATTCAAATACAAGGTGGCCGTCTTACTGTTGCAGAGGAACGCCATTCTCAACCTCTTACTTTTACTCGTGTAGAGGAGAGTCTTCACGCCTATTTTGCAGAACAGAAGCGGCTTGGTCGTCCGGTTGCCGATGATACTCCTGCTATCATACGTTTCTTGAAGACACATCGCGAAGTGGAAGTGACAAAGCGTCTCAAGAAACAGGCTGTTGTACCTGCTTTACCGCCTCTACCACCGCCTACTTGAGATTTTCATAATACTCACCATTTAAATAATAGTTATACGTCGGATGATACCCGCCCTTTGGTAATTTCGCAAATAGTTCTACTCTGACATTTGGAGACTTCTTTGACTTTTCTATCGCCTCTTCCTTTGATAAAAATATGATTATATCTTCCCATTCTGCGCCATCAACAACAAATACATAGACAAACTCCATCTATTTTTTTGATAAGGTCGAAACTTTAAACGGTAAAATTGATGCTTTGTATAAAGATAAATGAAGTATGTTTATTTAGGGATGAAGAGAAGTTTCATGAGATGGCGCGATTGGTGCGACGAAGAGATATATTATGACTGTGACCAGTATATTCCACGAAAAGAGCTTATTTTGGACCTCGCGAAGAATGCGATTATACCCTTTATAAAGCGTCGTGGATATGAAATTGGCTGCACTGCACCGCGTCTTGCAGAATGTATAGCACGTTATATGTATTACGGTCGCAGATTGTATGATGCCCTTAATGATGATTACAGAAATGAAGACTATAATCATTATTATTTCGTTCTGGGCGATGATGTATGGGATGACTTTTGGTCTAGTCGGCTTCTATGGCCTGATTTGGATGATGTAAAGGTACGAGAGGAAATCCGTTTCTGTGTATGGACTCTCCTAGACTTGCATGCATCTCCAATTACAGATGAAGTTGATGAGATTCTTGGTGTATCCAGGAAAGAGGAGGAAGAGACTCCTACAACTGATACACGGGACCCTTATCTGATTGATTCGTCAAATGGATACTTTAATTAAGCTCACTTCTTGCGTGTCGTATTCTTCACGGCCTTGCACTTGCTAGAATCCCATGCAGCATCATTTCGGTGGATGAAAGGGCATACCTTATCTTTTTCATCTACATTATCATGCGCCCAGCAATCCTCTCTAGGGCCAAGACAGTGATTCTTGCACATCATAGGAATATGCTCTATCTTTCCATTCTTCATATATCTCTTTCTCATTTTTTCAATATAACTGCGCTGTGCCTTATCAAGCGTTTGTACAACTCTTTGTTCAATTACCTTGACCTTCTCACTCGCCTTCTTTATCTCAACACGCGCCATTTCAGTTAGCTTGTGAACATTCTTCTGTGCTGCGGCAAGCTCATCCTGTAACTTATTTTCAAGCTCAGTCTGCTTTTCACGCATCTGCTCCATGAAAGCTATCTGTCTCTCATAATCAGCGCGCGACGCCCTCTTCTGAGAGTCTGTCTGATTCTCCTCCACAATATTACCCCACCTTCTATCGTTTTTGGGAAATACGTCTTTGAAATCCATTCTACAATATGAAGTTAAAAATAAGTAAGCTCACTGAGCTTACTTATTTTTAGTCACGCCAGTATAAATTAAATAGAATCCCACTTACCCTTATTGAAGGGCAGGATACCTAGCTCATTCGCCTGAGCCTCAAATTGCCGTACCTTCTCTTCCGTCTTCAGCGAAGAGGTTGTCATCGGTATACGCCCATTCTTCATCATTTGAGCCTCATCGTGCCCAGACTGGCCAGGCTTGGGGCCGTAACAGTTTACACCGAACTTCATCTCAGGATTGTCAAAGTAGCCGCCATTGACACCAGGTTTGCCGCAGGCCTCTCTATCATCTTCTGAGCCTGTCTGTAACTCATCCCAGCTCGCCTTCTGCGTGGGATAGATTGCAACCTGCCCCTTCGTCCAGCCGTAATTACACCAGTCTGCGCCCTTACCATATGCATCCTTGACTTGGTCATAGGTTGCAAGCTCAGCGCCGAGAGCCTTACAGAGCGGCTCAGCGTCATAGTAAGAAAACTCATTCTTGCTCACATTGAATACCTCAGGGGGTCCCTTCAGTGGCAGAACACTCTCTAAGACACTATGACTAGTAGGCGCTGGCATTGCAGGAGGAGCCTGTGTTGTGGGAGGAGGGGCGCTTACTTCTATAGGTACAGGAGGAGAGGTCTGCATATTGAAAAGACCACGAATCGCATTGGATACATTTTCATAACCGGCCCTAATCTCGGATGAAAAGAAGTTGAAGAGAAGAACAAAGACAAGGGTGAGGAAGAGGAAAATGCCGACGGGTATACCCCACTCAGAAAGCATAGATGAGCCACCTAGATTAGCCTTCGGTGCCATGTTGTTGTTGGCCTTCGGCATATTGTTGTTGGCCTTCGGCATATTGTTGTTGGCCTTCGGCATATTGTTGGCCTTCGGTGTAGTTTCGATACCTCCAAAGATATTCGTATTACCGAAGTTCTTGGCAGCTGTTGCTCCAAAGGTCTTTGTTGTGTTGACTAGATTATTACCCATATTGCGTACAGTAGTTCCAAACGTATTAAATCCATCTTGAACATGGTCATTAATCTGATTCGCCATCTTAACTAAGCCATTCGGCTGCGTAAATGGCTTTACCAGAGGCTGTGCAACTGAGTTAACAACAGCATCCACAGGTTGTGCGAGGGCACCTTCCCCTAGAAAGTTTTTGCTGTTAATACCGCTCATCTCTATCTCTACCATATGAACTTAAAAATAAGGAAGCTTTTGAGCTTCTTTATTTTTAAGGTATCATGATAAGACGGTAACCGGGGAAGATAACTAAATTTAAAGTCTAATAGTGCTGTTCATAAGACATGGATGAGATAGTACGTGATTTTATGGAAACTCTTTCTTAACTTTCATTTCAAATGGTACTAATGTATCTTTGCAGATGCAAATGTGAGTATTACATCATCCAGTTCAGCATCAGCCTCTTCTTCTTTTTCTTCAGCCTCCTTGAGCTCGGCAACGACCGCGGCAGCTGCAGCGGCCGTAGTTGCCGCCTCTGCAGCTTTTGCCTTAAGACTTGCAACTAGCTGAGATGTATTCCGCTTCTTTTTTATAGCAGTTTTAAGAGTCTTTCTCATATTCTTAGGCATTGATGTGATATTTTGTAAATTCTTGATAAACTTCAATGTCATCAGGCGCGGGCTACGACGAATAGGTGCCGCTGTATGCCGACGCGGCGGTGCCTTAAGAGTGCGACGCGCGGTACGCAGTGACTTCGTTTTCCTGAGTTTTTGGAGAGCTATTTTAGTTCTGAAGTTAGTCTTGGGTATCTTTAGCGTGCGTTTACCTCTTCCTGACATATCTACTAATGGTAAACATGATTTATCTTTGTTAAATCATGTTTGCTTTAAAGATAAAGATATTCTCTTTATACACCGTCGTCAGGCGCCGTGCGGTTGCCTCCACGCTGGTTAAGGTAATCGCGCTGCTGAGGCGTCGTGCAGACGCAGCCACCATCGCAGCTGAGGGATGCGCCGCAGCACTCGGGCTTGCACTGGTTATTCTTAAACATGAAGAGGGAATCGGGGCCAGGCTTGAACTCAGGGCCCTGGAGCGGCTCATCGGGGGCCGTGTAGCGCCACTTTGATACCTTATTGCCCGTGGAGAGGCGGATACCATCAAAAGCACCCATCGCCTGGTATTGCTCACCCGCACCGCCACCTGAGGCCAGGTTGTAGGACTCAAAACCCTCATTTCCACTGGAATCCTTTACCGACCCAGTGGATGGCACCATAAGAGCCGCAGAGCTCTGGAAGGCTTCCGTATTAACCAGGCCAAACGGCGTGACATACATCATAAGAACACTCGCAACTAAGAGGAGGACCAGGGCACTTATCAGAACAGTTGTGCGCATTTCTTATTTAGACTTATGTTTTTTGGTGGTTAGAAGGCTTTGAGAGGTCCAAAGGTCTTCGCAACCCAATCACGGTCAGCCGCAAAAGTACGTGCAGCGTCGGGGGCAACTCTCACACCCAGCTTTGCAACAGCATCCAACTTTCTATATGTATCCAGCGCACCCAGCTGAGCAACCGCTAAACGAAGCGCAGAATGTCTCTCTTCAACCGACTTCTTTGACGAATATCCGAACTTCGTCATCTCACCCTTCCGCATAGGGCCAATCGGCTTCTCAACACCCTTCCCAGGCTTTCCCGTATCCTTAATACATGAGGCAGGAACAAAGAGCGTCTCGTTCTTAGGATAGACCTTGTAGGTGGTACCGGACGCCTTCTTCACCGTGTATCCTCTTTGACGAACAGCAGTCTTGTATCTACGCGCATACGATGCACGGGCGACGTAGCCTGGAGGGCAGTGAACTTCGCCCTTCTTCTTTTTCTCAGGAAGTCCCTCTAGGCGGCTCTTCATTTTCCGGAGAGTTTTGCGCTTGAACTCCTTACTTGACTCCTCATAGGGTGATGTAGAACGAACACAACGCGGGGGAACATATGTTCCGCTCGCAGTTGTATATTCACTCCTCTTATGAAAGCCAGACGGGCATCCCTTGAGTGAGCTATATGTCAATGATTTTTCAAACTTATGGTCTACCATTACTATTTACTGTTTCTTTTTTTGTTCTTCCAGTTCATCAATTCGCTCTTGGCTATATGTATTATTATAAGTAAGTAAATCTAGGTCAAGATAATACATAAGGAGTCTTTTGAGTTCAGCAGGTTCATTCATTAAGGCCTCACGGACTGCGTAATACCTTTTTACAATTTCGGCCTTAATTAACTTATCCACTTCATCTGCATTTTGGTTACCATAGATAAACTTTTCATTGACCTCCTCTTTTATGCTTCTAAGCATGTTTCTGAATTCGTCTATACGTTCATCTTCCATTCTATGCTTAAAAGAAGCCGCGGTTTTCTACCTTAGGAAAAACACTTATACATACCAGATGGAAAATCTAAATCCGGAAGGCATTCAAGCAGCAGCGGCCGAAGCCGCAACAAGACAGCACACATTCTCTGCGAAGGAGAGGGCGGCCTATGTTCGCGCCATGGTAAACCGTTGCGAGGCGTACAAGGCAGATGGTCTCTCTACCGAGGCGATTAAGGAGCGGCTGCCTGAATTTGCTCGTGATTATCCTCACCTGTTTGAATCGGTAACGGGCACGGAGGAATATCACAAGAAGAGTCTACAGACAATGCTGACCCTTCTTGACCGCATGGGAGAGGGCGACTTATCTCAGCATCAGGCTTCCGTGATTGTAGGACAGCGACTCGTGCAGACATTTGTGAAACCACAGCTTGAACAGACGCAGTAATTGGCTGTCGTCGTGTAGATGGCATATTAAACGTAGAGCACCATAAAATGCTCTGTTGAAAATGTAGATTGAAATCATCCTTCCATTTTAGAGGATTCTGAATATACATCTCTGCATCTGCAAGAGCAGCCTTCTGTATTTTCACAATCTTCTGTATATTCTCTTCAAAGATGTCAGTTTCACTAGAAGGATACAAGTCACGTAGACTCTGTGTTTCTATTTCAGTTAATAGAGCCAACGTCTCAGGCGAAAGAGACCTGAATCCATAACAGAGAAGATAGCGCTCTGAATTACAGGGGCGGCTTGTTGCAGGTTTGTAGAGTGTCCACTTCTGAAAACAGGAAGTAATAAGGGAAATAAGAACCTGCGTAGGTTTCGCATAAATATCGAAAAACTTCAGAACAAATACTCCGCCAGGAAGAAGACACTGCAGTCCTGTCAGCGCAGAACAGACTAGAAGATGATAAATACGCTTTTCCTGCATAAGATAATCTGTGGAGAAATCAAAGCCACCATCTGCGGTAAAAAGATGTACACCAGGATTTACAGCCTCAATGAATGACTCCTGGTTACCTTTCTGATAAATATCACCCGTTCCATCAATGCCATAATGAAGTACCACCTCTTTGTGTCTTTGTAGAAAGTTGCTAGCCCTGCGCCACCCAGGTGTGTGATTATCTGTGGGCTTCAATGTCATTGCAACTGCAGATGTGACTTTCTTCCCATGCTTCTCAGCCCTCTCTAAGAATGCCTCTATGAATCCGCCAGGTCCCTCTGCCACATGCGCGGTCCGAAGCTTCGTGGTTGTCTTTGGCAGCTTCCCGAAAAAATCAAGAACAGAAAGAATCTCTATCATCTTGTAAAAACTGCGGCTGAGGGGTTTGTAGAGGCAGAGAGAGGGATGAAAATGGGAATCATCCTGTGTATAAATACACTCATAAGGATTCGCCATCTTCTTCGCAAGCTCCCAGACGTGGTACTTTTCAAAGAGAGCAATCTTGTCTTTTGAGCTCTGTAGAGTAGGGTCTACAACAATCTCAGGCCAAGAACCGAATGACGGTGGGGGCAAAGAGGTATGTGTATTTGAAAAAAAACTCACACATTTCCATGGGGGTTTTTGTTCATCGGTTTCCATACTTATATTTTGTTCTGGCCCTTTAATCCTCCAGAATTACCATGTCCACATCAGGCTCATTCACCAAGACAGCCTCAGTAGGCATTGAGATATTCATACGCAGGCGCGTCTTAGAGCAGATATCACCTGAATCCTCAAAGAGCTCGTCCTCCACTTGCTCATCCGAAGGACCCTCCTCCTCTTCCTCCATGTCCTCTGCAAGAGGAAGATTCTCCTGCAGACGCATCAAGGCGGTCTCATCCAACAGAATCTGACTGAAGGCCGTTCCACCGCGGATTACCTGTCCCGTCATGATATTTGCAGATACACCCGTGATAGGGTCAACCTCGCCGAAGACGGCTGCACGGAGCAGAATCTTCTCCGTCTCCTCAAAAGACGCCTTTGCAAGAGGACCAATGTCATTCTTGTTAATACCATAGCGGTCAGCCGACATCAGCTTTCCAGCGCGCGTCATCACATCGCAGAGGAGGCCAGGGTGACGGAAGTTCACGTCTGCACCTGCTGCCTCAAAGAGCGCGATAATCTCATTCAGTAGCACAGCACGTGTGGCCTCAACACCAAGGTTCTCAAAGATGTCGTGCACGTGAGATGAGACCAGCTTCGTGCCATCCACCATCGGGTGGCACATGACCGCCTGATAATTGGTACCGTCCGTGTCCAGAACATACTGCGTGACCTTCTCATACTTACCGTCCTTGTACTCAAGAGTATCCTTGTCCTCACGGAACTTCACAGACTTGATTCCCGTGACGCCGCGGATAACAATACCATTCAGAAGACGATTGACGAACTTCTTCAGGTTTGCAAGGTCATCCAGACCCGACTTTGCAACCGCGGGGAGACGGATACGCATAATCAAACGAGGACTGTTGAAGTCGCTGTAAATTAGGTGAACCTCATCGTCGAACCGCTGTCTCAGAACGAAGGCAATGTCCTCCATGGAGATGTTCTTCGCAAAGAGGCGCTCACGGTCAAGCTCCATACGCAGCATCCAGTTGCTCCACACACCCTCCTCCGCATCAGTCTCACCCTTCTCAAACGCCTTGTAGAAGGAGATGAGCTCCTTATCACCCTCGTCGGCGATTGTCTCCTCATCCTTCGGGTCATAGTAAATGGCCGCGCGAGTTGTCACGTCGCGCAGAAGCGTGAGCTCCAAGTCCTGGCAGACCTCGCGTGCCTTCTCCCTATCATGGCGAAACTCAGGCTTGAGATAGGCCGTCAACGAGATGGCCTTGGGAGACTTCGTCACCTTCAGAAGCTCCTTCAGGCGCGGTACACCTCGCGTCACATTGGACTTCGCTGCTACACCTGCCAAGTGGAAGGTATTCAGTGTCATCTGTGTAGACGGCTCACCAATACTCTGTGCAGCAATGATTCCTACCTGCTCTCCAGGCTGAGCCCATGCCTGCCAGTTGCGGAGAACAATGAGCTCCAGCAGCGTGTCAAATGCAACCTTCGTGAAGCGCTGCTTCACAATCATCTTGTGGGGCGCGAGGTAGAAGCGAAGCATAGCCGACCAGAGCTTGTGGTAGCCCTGCGTCCTGTGAATCACCTTCTTGATTCCGTCCAGAACATAGCCAGGCGTCAAATCCGTCGGCTGCTCCTTGTCAAGATGGAACTTTACGCTCGTGTTCAGAATGAGACGGTCCAGATTTACACTCGCAAAGGTCTGACCATCCTCCTTGAAACGGTAGACATCCTCCACCAGCATCTTGCGGTCCTCAAGAACCTGTCGTGAGAACTCTTCCAGAGCGACGGTCTCCTCAGGAGCCATTGCGGTAGTGACGACACCATCCCATGAGACACCTGCTACGGAATACTGATTCAAGATATCCGTATCGGTCATCTTGGATAGACCAAGACCCTGTGTCTCAATCTTCGTGCTGTTAATTCCATCCTCGCCATAGTGAAACTGGAGGACGTTACCACGAGCATCGCGGACTGAGCCGTCAAACTGGATGACAAGGTCCTCCATCGCCTTCACGAGCTGGCGCTGAATGTAACCTGTATCAGCCGTCTTAACGGCAGTATCAATCAGACCCTCACGACCTGACATAGCGTGGAAGAAGAACTCCTGCGGCGTCAGACCCTGGATGAAGGAGCTCTCAACGAAGCCGCGCGCCTCGGCACCATCATCATACTTTTTGTAGTGCGGCAGAGTGCGGTCGGAGAAACCATAGGGGATACGCCGTCCCTCAGGCGCCTGCTGTCCTACACACGCCATCATCTGTGCAATGTTAATCGTAGAGCCCTTGGAGCCCGCACGAACCATGGCAATGAGACGGTTCTCATCCGCGAGAGAAGAGAGGCCAATCTTACCTGAGAGCTCCGTCGCCTTGTTCAGCTCCGTGTAAACCTTGTCCTCGAACTCCTGCTGATTCGTCTTACCCGTGTTGTTGTCGAAGAGGTCCAAGTGAAGCTGAAGAAGGATATTCTCAATCTCACCCTTTCGCGCCTTAATCACCTTATCCATCTCCTTGCGAGTATCCTCATCTGCCACGAGGTCGCTGATACCGACTGAGAAGCCATTGTAGACGAGGAACTGCTCAACCGTGTTCTGCATCGCATCAATGAAGTTCACCGTCGGCGTAGAGCCATAGTCCTTGAAGATAGTGTGGACAATGCCCTTGGACGGTTTGCTGAAGATGTCCTTGTCCATGATACCCTGCGTGATAATACCCTCCTTGATGACGATGTAGTTATCGCGCTTCTCATCTGACGTCTTCGCATCCTTCATGAAGCTGTTGCCCATCTCCAGGTTGATAGGAGGCAGAAGCTGGCTGAGAATCTGCTGTCCCGTGTAGCGACCACCTGCAACCGCAGGGCTAGGAACAACGCCTTCAAAACGCTTGTTCCACATCATCATGTTCATGAACTCGCGGCGGTTGAAGTTGACCTTCGGACGAGTCATGCGCCAAGAGCCTACCAGAGAATCCTGCACTACACCAATCACCGGCTTCGCGTGACGAGGCGTAACAATCTGGTGAGGAACCGCGGCAATCTCGGCCAGCTCTGTAGACGCCTCCAGGCTCTGAGGGATGTGAGCATTCATCTCATCTCCGTCAAAATCAGCATTGTAAGGGCTCGTGACAGATACATTCAGACGGAACGTATTGTAAGGGAGCACCTTCACCTTGTGACCCATCATCGACATGCGGTGAAGCGTCGGCTGGCGGTTGAAGAGGATAGTGTCTCCATCCGCGAGGTGGCGGTTGACCACATCGCCGAAATAGAGAACAATCTCCTTACTGTTCACGTGGCGTAGACTAATCATGCGACCATCTGCGCGAATGAGAGTCTTCGCACCAGGGTACTTGTCCGCACCATTCTGGATGAGCTTGTACATCTTGTCACGATTGTAGGTCGTCACGCGCTCAGGAACAGTGAGGTTCATTGCAATCTTGATAGGAACACCAATCTCTGCGACTGAGATGTTCGGGTCAGGAGTGATAACAGAACGGGCAGAGAACTCTACACGCTTGCCCTGGATATTGTAGCGGATACGACCCTCCTTTGAACCCAGGCGCTGCTGAATGGACTTTAGAGGGCGACCGCTGCGCTGAGCAGACGGTGCAACACCAGGAATCTGGTTATCCACCAGAGTTGCAACGTGGTACTGGAGAACGTTCGTGTACTCATCAATGATGTTCTTCGCAGCATTGTTGTTAATCTTGTCCTGAAGCGTGTTGTTCGTATTGACGATATCAAAGAGCTTGTGCGTCAGGTCGTCCTCAGAGCGCTGGTTGTTGTCCTGGATGACAGAAGGGCGGACCTGCGGAGGCGGGACCGCCATCACAGTGCAAATCATCCAGTCAGGGCGGCACCAATAGCGATTCAGACCCATAAAGTCTACATCCTCGTCGGTGATGCGGCGGAAGAGACGAAGAACATACTCTACCTCTAGAACCTGGCGCTCCTTCTTAATCGCGGCAGTCTTGTCCTGAGCAGGCCCCTCAATGTTGTCCCACTCGGCCACAATCCGCGCGATGCCGTCACGAACATAGCGGTCAGGCTGACGCGCACCACATCCATCCTCTGTCTCCTGACCACAGCGACCAATATTGCTCGTCATGTTGAGCATCTGGCGCCACCTCGCCTCACCGCGACGCTTAGACATATTCGGGTGAAGGGCCTTGTCCACGAGAAGCTTGCTGCAACGGATGCAAACACAGCTGAGAACATTCAGTACGAGAGGGAAGAACTGAATATAATAGACGGGGCGGGCAAGACGGAAGTGACCGAAATGACCCGGGCAGTGGTGATTTGTCTGACCACAGCTGCGGCACGTCTTTCCATTATCTAGAACACCCATTCGCGGGTCAAAGAGGCCGCTGATGCGAGGCTCATTGCCATCATAGGTTCCTGCATTTGTAATCTCTACCACAGAACGCTTCTCAATCTCGTCAGGGCTAAAGATTCCAAACTGAATTCCAACGATTGGCTCAATTTCTGAACTAGGTCTAACTAAGCCTGAAGGCATCCTCTTATATGGTAGTAATTCTTTTCTAAGTGGTTTATCAATTTTAGCGGCGAAATACTAAAAACAAGAAGCTGTTTGAAATTTCTTGTTTGCAATATGATTCATTATAACGTCGTGACTTAATTCTAAGAAAACTATGGCTTTCTTAGAATTAATGTCCAACGACTATTAGAGGTCACATGGTACTTAACACCCGAGCCTCCATCGCATCTGCTTCCACCATCTCACGTACAAGCTGAGAAAAGGTCGTGGTCGGTGTCCAGCCCAGCATTTTCTCCGCCTTTTCAGCGTTTCCGACTAGGAGTTCAACTTCTGCAGGTCTATAGAATGCAGGATTGACTGTTACAAGAAGCTTGCCCTTTCTATCATATCCCCTCTCATCCTCGCCTGTACCTGTCCACATGATGCGCTCAACACCTGCAACCTTGTAGGCCTCCTCAATGAACTCACGGACAGTATGTTGTTCACCCGTTGCAAGCACATAGTCCTCAGGCTTTGATGCCTGGAGAATGCGCCACATACCTTCAACATAGTCACGTGCATGACCCCAGTCTCTGCGTGCATCTAGGTTACCAATTTCTAGGACCCTGCCATCAGCAATCGTCTTTGTTATCTTGCGAGTAACAAAATCTTCCCCGCGCCGAGGGCTCTCGTGATTGAAGAGGATACCATTTGTCGCAAAAATGCCATAGCTTTCCCTGTAGTTCTTGACAATCCAGTAGGCATAGAGCTTCGCCACACCATAAGGGCTACGGGGGTAGAAAGGTGTTGTCTCGGTCTGAGGTGTCTCTACGACCTTCCCAAAGAGTTCACTTGTACTCGCTTGGTAAAAACGAATCTTCGCATGGTCATGCTGTGTCCGTACCCAGTCAATAATAGCAAGAGGTGCAAGAGCATCCGCCTTTGCAGTATACTCAGGCATAGAGAAAGACTGGTGCACATGACTCTGGGCAGCGAGATTGTAGATTTCAAAGACATCTGCGATTTCAGATATGCTTGACCAGATTTCAGTGAGTGTCCTGTGAAGCGCAGAGGAATCAGTGATATCCCCGATGTGAAGCTTAATACGAGGAAGAATATGCTGAATGCGAGTTAAGTTTCGGTGGTTTGAACTACGACGTGAGAGGCCGTGGACTTGGTAGCCCTTTTCTAGAAGCAACTCAGCTAAATATGAGCCATCCTGACCTGTAACGCCTGTAATAAACGCTACTCGCATACTATCTGAAATATTTTCATATCTTTAGACTCGCAGTCTTAAACAGTCCAAGGCGTTCATTTGAATTATCATATGCATCATAACAGAAAAGACCCTGTACCTTCGTTAAGTCCAGATGACTTGCAAAACAGTACAGGCTGCTCTCAAGAAGATGGATTTCATTCGCATTTTCTAAGAGGGTCTTATACTGTAGGAGCGGCTTTCCAACAACAGTAGCTGCAGCTTCGTGGAAGGGATGGCCCTCAGGATAATGATTCGTATTTATATCTAAGAGTAGCATATCTGGAAATTGCTTATTAAGTGAATCCCAGATAGGCATCGTCTTTGTGGAAGACTGCTGGTGAACAACATAATAAGGCCGACCCTTGAGACCCTCGTAGAGTTCAACGGACTCAGGCAACGTGGGAACATGGAAGTAGCGAGTGCGCACATCACGGGGCATCTTCAGGTCATCGTAAAAACTGTGCGGAAACTCGTAGATTTGACCACCTCCTATATGCTGACCACATGCAAAAACAGTAAATCCGTCTGCCTCTATGAGTTTCCTCTTAGAAGGAAACGGATACAGAACATAATCATCTGGAATGGGGAAGAGGTGAATAGCTGGGTCATCTGCATACATGGCTGCAACATTCATCTTATTCCGCTCCTTGCAGACAACTACAACTTCGTCAAAGGCTGTCGCGAGATATCTGACCGCTCCATTCATCCAGAACATATCACCCATGCCAAGATGGGTGTAGATGAATGCCTTACTTTTCGTATACCCCTTCTGCTCTCTGAGTGCAGAGGATGCTGCGTGGTTCAGCTTGGACTTCACGCGAAAACGGCGGTCATTCTCTTCCAGGATTTTCTTACAGATGGCAGCGCCTGCTTCAGGCGTCGTATCCTTTCCGTGAAAAATATCCTGGAGTTCCCAGATTTCCAGGTTAATCTCACGCAACAGTTTATAATAATAAGAATACTTGAGCCTATATTGCTTGAGAGTCAAATCGAGAACATCGTACTCCTTCTGACAATCGGCCTTGCGTGCATCTTGGATTTTCTGTATCTTGATATCTAAAATCGTTAGTTTATCAAGAGCTTCACCCAAACTTACAGGTAGTGTGATATCCATTATATAGGTTGTGATTTTACTGTTTAGACCTTTAATCACGGCAACCGCAATACTCGCATTCATCGCGCGGGTCCATTTTTCCAACCCGAACAAAGCTGTGGTCTCCGCAGACCCACTCTGTGTGAACCTTGCCCTTCTTATCCGTCCATGATTCCTCCCAGCAATTCTGAGTGCATCTGGCTCCACACTGCCACCCACCCTGCTGTTTACGCGTAGAGCGGCTCCGTCTCCGCTTCATATGAACTTTACGCGGAGCCTTTCTTGTGTGCTTAGCCATTATATTTAGATTTGATATATTAAGTTGGGTCAAAAATTGATGGTTTCTCGGCCAAAAAAATCAAGTAGAATGCCTGATTATTATTATTGTCTTGAGCTGCTTCCTACTGCAGATGGTAGTGTCTACTACACCAATGTTGAGAACCGTTCACACGAAAATGCAGGAGTGGACCTCTTCATTTGTCAGGATTATCAGGCGGCTACTATGGTAGAGAATGACTCTGCGACCCTACTCGACCTTGGAACGGCTGCACGTATGATTCGTCAGTATCCTGATGGACATCGGGAGGAGTGCCACTTCTGGCTCTGTCCTCGTTCATCAATCATGAAGAGCGGTATGATGATGGCAAATTCACAGGGTGTGATTGATTGTTCTTATCGCGGTACGCTAAAGGCCCCTGTATGGGTTGTTGCCCCTAAGCCTTTCATGAACACCTTCAAGGACGGTGGATTCAAGGGTGCACGTTATTTCCAGATTGTCGCACCTGATATGGCCCACATTGATGAGGTTCGCATCGTTAGTTCACTTCCTGTTACGCCGCGCGGCCAGGGTGCATTTGGCTCAACAGGCACTTATTCACTTCCGCCGCGCACCTCAGTAACCGATGTGCCTGACCCTAGCATTCTCACAGTTGTACCGCCTCCTGATGCACCTCATACAGGCCCGCCCCCTCCAGATGCAGCACAAATTGCACCGCACCTACTTCAGTCTGAGAACTCAAATGTTGTCCTCTCACTCCCCTAAACGCCGTGACTTAAAAATTTGATTCCCACTCGTCATCACTTATTTTTTACGAAATGTCACTTGAAATTGTTCTCGGCCCTATGTTTGCCGGAAAATCGTCTTATATTCTATCTTATATACGCCGTTATGAATCAATTGGTTGGTCTGTTCTCTGTATCACATCTTCACTTGATACTCGGTATGAAGAGGGTGCAATTCACTCTCACAATCATGAAAGACATTCTGCAGTTTCCACTTCTACTCTTCTACCCATCCAGAAGACAGATATCTATAAAGAGGCCAAACTCGTTGTTATTGAAGAGGGACAGTTCTTTCCTGACCTCGTAGCCTTTACTCAGACAGCACTTGATGTAGATAAGAAGGACCTTCTTGTTGTGGGTCTGGATGGAGATGCTGAGCGCCGCCCATTTGGACAACTCCTACAAATTATTCCACTTTGCGATAAGGTTATGAAACTTACTGCAATGTGTAAACCGTGTTCTAAACAGGCAATCTTTACTCATAGACGTAGCGCAGCTACCAGTGTTATCAAGGTAGGGGGGCAAGATGAGTATGAAGCTCTGTGCCGCGATTGCTATGTTAAGCAAACACGCGCGCCTTCTTCTGCTGGTGATGGTGGTAACTGACATAGTGCCAGTCTCCAACTTCCTTGGCCGCGCGCTGTCCATAATTATTCCACTGGAGAGGTCGCATCTTCACAAGGTCTTGCTTATTAACCATCATGTAGTTAAAATAAAGCTCATACTCAGATGCACCTGAGCTCTTTTTCTCGGTGACCTTATCAAGGAAGAGTTCCCAGAAAATGCCCTTATTATGTTGCTCTACCTTATCAATGATTTCAAGCATAATTTTCTTATTGAATATCATCATGTTTGTAATTCCAGACGTATTTTTCTTCCATGGACGAAATGAGGGATGGAGACGAAGCATGTGGTCGTAATAAGGCTCATGCGTCGGTTCAATTACCCTGTCAAAAAGAAACTTTCCATTTTCTATGAAACGTGTTTTCTTATAGAAGACAGTGTCTGCATCCAGAACAAGTACATTCTCTAGAATATTTGATATGAGAAGAGGTGCATATAACTTAATCAGTTGCTGTAAATACCACCCAGCATGTGACGCACATGTTAAGGCGGCAACATCAGCTCGCTTGAAAGGAAAATCCGCCTCATCCATAATAAAACAACCTGAAATATCTATCTTCCTGGTTTTATCTGTAATCACGTAAACATAGCGAAGACCCGTTACAAACATATGCACAGAGTCTACGCACCTCTGTATCATATCATCATCTCTCGGGCCGAGAGGAATAACAACATCAAGCTGGGCCATACTTTTTAAGGGAAAGTATAGTATACTGCTTGTTTTTCCGCGCGAGTTAAATTTGAACTTAGGCTGGTACCGTGAGTGAAGTACAACTAAATGCCGAGCCTCTATACCAAAAATTATCTGACCTTCGTGCTTGAAACAGCCGAAGGTGATATTCTGAAAGAATTTTCTGGGGCCACAAATGCTGGAAAAGCCTTGGTAGGAGATTTTGTCGTAGCGACTGAAGAGGGGTGTGAACTTGTAAATCGTACAGACCATCCACCTCTTGTTGGAGTTATTGAGTTCACATCCAAGATTCGCTATGGATTTACAGTGCGCGGTGTTCCTCTCTACCTCTTCACACCGTATAATGAGGCATATCCACCAATGCTGATTTCATCCAAGGATACGAACAAAGAAAATTATATTGCCGTTGCAAGCTTTGAACACTGGGATGAGGGAACCTTTCCTCGCGGAGGTCTAACACAGATTCTTGGACCATGCGGGTCAATTGAGATGGAGAAAAAGGCTGTGGCACTACAGTACTCTCCATGGTCATGGTCGAAGAAGATGATTCAGGAGCTAGTCTATCCGTCCAAGGAAGGGCGCTATATTCTAGAGAAACCTACTATCAATATTGACCCGCGAGGATGCCAAGACATTGATGATGTTGTCTCTCTGTGGCAGGAAGCCGGCATCTGGAATCTCGCAATTAGTATTGCCGATGTTTCAGCCTTCGTAACACTGAATCCCTTTCTGGAATTCGCAAGAAAAATCGGCCAAACTCTCTATACTCCTAAGGGCCACGTGATTCGTCCTATGTTTCCTCCCCGCTTTTCAGAGGATGCATTCTCCCTTCTTCCTGGTGAAGAGCGATTCTGTGTAACTCTCTTCGCAAAATGGGATGGAGAGGCGCTTTATGGATTTGAGTGGAAGGAGACGGTTGTGCGAAATTGGTCCTCTTATACTTATGAAAACTGCCTAGGCGCAACCGAATTTGATATCTCTGTTCTGAAACATATCGTGAAATCTCTGAACTATGATTGGACAGACACTCATAAATGGATTGAGGCACTTATGATTCTCTATAATACGAAGGCGGCGGAAGTTCTGAAGCTGAGATGCGCGGGTCTTCTTCGTATTCACGATGAGCCTGCAAAGGAGCGGCTTGCTGTTATACAGGCACTAGGTCTCCCTCATACTGAGCTCGCATATCCTGCCGCCACCTATGCAATTACGACTAGTGTAGGTGGACACTGGGGTCTTGGAAAGGCAGCATACTGTCATGCCTCGTCACCCATCCGCCGCTATGCAGATATCGTGAATCAGATGATTCTAAAATCGGTCATAACATCTGGACAGGATACATATATGCAGTATGCTCTACTGCTGAATCGCCTGGAGAAGGGTTCCAAGGCATATGAGAGAGATTGCAGTTTCATTGATTGTGTTCTGGGGAACCCTGGCGAGCCTGTTCATGGGATTGTTGTTCAAACAGAAACAGCAAAAGCAAAGACAACTATCTATATCGCAGAATGGAAGCGAATGATTCGCTGTACTTGCACGACAGATGTGAAGCCAGGTCAGAATGTGGTTGTTGGCTTCTATGCAAAAACAGGTCGCTGTTGGAAGCGGAAGGTTGTATATCGCGTGGAGGTCCTTTAAAGTTAAATGCGCAGATACAGACTCTCAGGAACTGCAACGCCGCGAATGAGTTTTGCAGAGAGACCATCCAGCTTCGCCAGCATCTCTACATTTTGTGTGAAGGTTGCCAGTGAAGTGAACTCCTCAAGAAGATTCGCAACCTTCATGACCACGCGCATAAAGTTCCCCTCATACAGGCCATACTCATCGCAGAGGGTGGATACATCCTCTCCCTGGAGCCACCGCCAGACAGGCTCAATCCAGTAGCTGTTCAGGTCCCAGAAACCCGCGGGGCTCATAACACCGTTCTTTTTTTCAGCATCCATGAATACATCAAGAAGACCATCAAGATTATACAGAGCATCCACTGTCCTAGGCGAAATCTTCAGAGTCTTCAGGGACGGACCTGGCTCATTCCCCTCATTCAGGAATGCACAGAGGAAACACAGAATCTCCTCTCCAGAGATTGAGTCACAGAGCCCCATATGAAATGCATAGGCCATAAGAAGAGGGTTGCCCTCATTGAGCTCGGTTGCTAGAGTGCCGAGCTGGGTGAGCTTGAGGTCTGTTGGCTCAGTAAATGGCTCGAGGAAACCGGTTGTTACAAGCACATGGAGAAGAGGGTAGATAGTCTCATGCTGGGAAGCAAGGGCGGCAACATCCGCCTCTGCTGCAGCAAGTTCAGCCTGGACCTTCTTGTTCTCCTGATAGTCGGCCCACTGCTTGAGATACGTGGGGCCCATATGAGTATTCTTCCACTTCTCTAGGGCCTGCTGTGCCTTCTTCTTTGCAGCATTCACAGTGTTTTTGATATCAAACTCCAGCTGCTCCTTGAGCTGCATGTCTGCAGCAACTTCGGGCGACATAGGCTTCATCTTTACAGCAATAGAGGAAAGACGGCCCTTGGCCGCATCCAACTGCCTCTGGTTCTGCTGATGCCAGTAGCTCTGGGTCATAAGACCAATCCAGGTTGTATTACTACTGTGAATCGTCTTCAAGACGAAATCATAGTGGAAATTCATGCGAGACATGAAGGTGCTCTTGCTTCCAGTCATCATACGCTGCAATTCAGTAACGCTGATAGGCTCCCTCTCAGGAAGATAGAGAACAAGACCCTCCTTATCCTTGCCGCGGCGCCCTGCGCGACCTGCCATCTGGATGTACTCATCCGTGTAGAGGACGCGCATACCCTTGCTATCATCATCATACTTCTCATACCCTGTGAAAACCACTGTCTTTGTCGGCATATTAATACCAACTGCGAATGTCTCTGTTGCAAAGAGAACCTTTACAAGTCCCTTTGCAAAGAGAATCTCAATGATTTCCTTGAGGAGGGGAAGCAGACCACTGTGGTGAAAGGCGATTCCACGGAGAAGAAGCTCTGTGACCTTGAAGTACTGCTTCGTAGCATTGTAGAGGGCTGGATAGTGGTGAAGATGGAAATCAATGATATGCTTCACACTTGCCGCCTCTGAAGGCGTAATGAGAGAGCCCTGGACCTTGCTCGCAAAAGTCTCACATCCCTTCCTGGAGAAACTGAAGAAGAGTGCAGGTAGGAGCTCCTTCTCTGCGAGCAGCGTGATACACTCATTCATCTGATGAATATAGCTCGGACCCTTCTTCGCGCCATGTACAACAGGGTCCTCATATCCGCCACGCCGTCTGTTCGCAACATCTCGCTGGTGAGACTTGTACTCCTCTGCAGATGCGGTTCGCCCATTGAGCCATCCAGAATACAGAATTGCCTCAAACCGTTCCTTATTATCCATGATAGGGACAATAGTTGTACCGCGAAGAACAGCGTGTGTGAGAGGCACAATTCGATACTGTGTGGAAATCAGGTGAATCGGCTTCTGCTTGAGCTCTCCCAGCCAGGATGCGAAGAGTTCAGGGCCATCAATGGTTGCACTCAGAAGAACAAGATTCACAGTAGGCGGAAGCAGAATGAGTGTCTCCTCCCAGACACGGCCACGCTCCTTGTTGTTGATGTAGTGAACCTCGTCAAAGACGACCGCATCCAAGTTCTCAAGGCTCAAGGAGGCTGAGAGACCGAGATGCCTCGTACTGGAATCGTACTTGAAGAGGAGATTGCGCAGAATCTCTGTGGTCATAATCACAATGGGAGCATCTGGCTGGAACTTGATATCGCCTGTCATGATTCCGACCTTGCCTGGCCACATCTGCTTCAGGTCATGGAACTTCTGGTTGGAGAGGGACTTGATAGGTGTTGTATAGAAGACGCGCTTGCCCTTCGAGAGGCTGTGCGCAATCTGATACTCTCCTACGAGTGTCTTTCCTGAACCTGTCTTTGCAGTCACCAGCACATTCTCATGCCTGTGGATTGCTGAGACAGCGTGCTGCTGAAACGGGTCAAGAGGGAACTTGTAGTCGAAGGAGGGCTGCTCAGGGAAGGTTGTGCAGGGAGCACCCACATTCACAATATTCAAGTATGTAGAGCTCATTGTTTTTGGTAATTGCGTGAGTTTAGGCGGTATCAAATTTAGCGTGCATAAATAAGAATGAGACGCTTGGAAGCATCACCGCCTATGAATGGACCTGCTGTTCCTTCAAGTACGACGGGTTCAGGCGCAGCATTGATACCTGACAAGGGGGCAAAAAGAGGAGAGCGTATTGTGCGGATTGAGATAAACAGCAATGACCGCGATTTCAAGACCTATACAAACCCTGCTGATTTCCAATGGGTCTCCCCTTATCCTCTTAAAAATATAACATCCATGGTGATTGTCGGCGGAACTGTGCCCATCCCTTTCTACACGATTGATACTCCTTATAATTCATTCATTTTTGATACGGGGTCTATCAGAAAGGTTGTAACACTCACCCCTGGACAATATACTGCAACAAATCTGCCTGCTGCTCTCAAGATGGTTCTTGATGCGGCGGATGGAAGTAATACCTATACTGTGGCAATTCATCCAATCACGCAGCTTCTTTCTGTTACGACAAACGGCTCGAATAGGTTCGGCTTCCTCTTTGGAACAGGAACAAATTACCTGAATCTCTACAATCCTGCTTTACAGAGCATTGGAAACCCTGGCTACCTGCTTGGATTCTCGAACGCGGATGTCTATTCTGTGGCTGGAACTTTAACTGCACCCTATGCTGCAAACCTGAAGCCGCTCCAGCGAGTCTATCTGTATTTGAACTACGAAACCTCTGTAGATTTGCGCTCCGTTGTTCTGGGAGGTGGACGGTCTGGACCTTCTGCGATTCTCTACTGTACAGACCAGGATTCTGTAATATCCTATACGAAGTCCCTCAATAAAGACACATATGAAAATGTGATTTCACCTGGTCTAATTCTTCCGCGTATACGCACAATCCAGATTAGTCTAAGAGACGAATTTGGAAATGTTCTGAATACGAATAATCGCGCGGTCACTTTCTTGCTGGAAGTCACCGTGTTAGAATGAATTTATTTTAATTTAGCATAATATACGTAGATGAAGTTCAACGAGGCTCGTGATGCAGCTGTAGCGATGTTTGGAGAAAAATCATTCATAGAAAAAATAAAAGAAGAAGACCCTCTTATGGTAAAGTATATTCCTCTTTTACAAAAGATAAACAAGGCTGGATTTTTGACAACAAATAGTCAAGCAGGAAATCGTTCAAGAGGTAAGCATTTTAAAACAGGAAAACCATATGAACTTGTGGAACGAGCTTATCTTGAAGGATTTATGTTGGAAACAGATGCGGCGAAGTTTATAAAATCGATGGGTATTAACACAGATAAGAATGCTATCTTTCGTCCTGTCGGCGTATCCGCCAATGCACTTCCATCGGAATTAGATATTCCTCTTACAATTACGAAAATGGGTTCAAGCACAACTGTTATTACACATACGACAGTTGGACTACCGAAAGAATGGTCCGACTCTTTTAAGAAAATGGCACATCTGAACAAATCAGAGAAAGTTGTATTCATTTTATGCTGGGATACACACTGGGGTCGCTCTGCTTCAGGAAAAAGTGGTCTTTTTACACAAGTGATAGACTGTCTACGTTCATAAAGTCTTACGTCTTAGAGTACTGCGCTTCTTAGAGCGCCGCTTTCTGCTCTTGCTTTTGCCGCCTTTTTTAGGAAGACCTTTCTTAATCTGTTCTTCTAAATCTGATAGTGTATCAATATTATGTTTCTCTAGAGGTTTCGTTCTTAAAGTATATTCAATTCTCGCTAAGTTTGCTTCACGCGGATACCGCGGCGCAATCATTAAATAATCAAATATGTAAGCATTTGTTATTGCATTACGCACAGGTTCATAATGACCTTGTCCAGGGTTAAAAATAATAATAACCTCATTTGAAGGAACATTCACATCAAATCCAGCCCAACCATTGTGACCAACGTCATTCTCAAGAATATGAGCAAATCCAGCCGCCGCGCGAACATCATCTGGCCTGTCACGTAAGAAAATAATAATTCCAAAACTTCTTGATAAAATACCAAAGATTTCATCGGATAATGCACCCTCGCCAATTAAATCGGCAACAATTCTCAGCTCTTTGTCAGATAAATTATTTCTATTACGATTTGTTCTTGTTTTTATTTTACTAATATCTGTATGAACAAGGCTCGGTAAAATAGTTCTGCGAAATAGACTGGCGATACTATCTCCAACTCGCTGCTCCCTAATATGCAGTGTTGATGCGGTCTTTCTAAGAGTTCGCCTGAAGGTGGGAGATAAACATGTCAAAAAACTATGTATCATGCAATCATTTGTGTTTCCACTCGCCTCCATTCTTTGAAACGTGTTATCAAGCCATCCAAGTAAATGAACACTTTCAGGAACTTCATCGAGGTCAGCTCTAACACGTGTAACCTCTTCTTCAGGATGTAATGAACCTGGGTATAGAGCCGCAATACCCGCAACCCATATGTCTAGAGCTTCTTTATTCGGATTTGCGAGTAGTGCCTTATGAAGAGGCTCTAGGGCAGAAGCATGCTCTCTTATTGACTCCATATTTCGCTGTGCTTCGCTTTCTTCATCCGCCTTTTTTAAAAGACTTTCTCTAAGACCCTTCTTTTCTTCATTTGTTAGTTTACTGCCTTTTGCCTTTTCATATTCAGGTATAAGTCTTTCAAGAGTTTTCTCAATATTGGCCATCCTATTTATCGGTGAGATAAAACTAAAAGTGTATGAACTTTTAGTTTTATCCATCACCATATTAGTCGTTGGACATTAATTTTAAGTCACGACGTTACCCCTACAAATTCGGGCAGCTCTCAGATTCCCAGATGACCTGCAAATGCTGCCACTTCTCTTCTGTGAGAAGGCGCTGTAGCCCTGTTAGACGGCGCGCTAGAGGGTCGCCACCACCTGTTCTTGAAACATGCTTCCACCACCATTCAAACTGGAGGGCCTCTATTTGTCCTCTGAATCCGCCAACATAGCAGGCACGCCGCCATGTCTTGGGTCCTCGGTTAAGAGAGACTGCTGTTGTGCGTTTCGCACCTCCGGAGATTTCCGCATTGTGTTGACGTAGACGGCGGTCCAGGTCAACCGTTACACCGATATACGTCTTAAATGGCTCTCTGCAGGTAACAAGAAGATAACAATTCCATAGCTTTAGAGATAGAGACATCTATTTAATTCTCTACTCATCTTTTAACGTCGTGACTTTAAGTTAATGAAGTTGTGACTTCATTAACTTAAATGTCCTACGACTAACTAACCGATGAAAATTAAAATTTATAAAAGCTCATAGAGCTTTTATAAATTTTAAATTCATATGGTAGATGGAGTCAACAGCAAAAGAGCTCCCAAAAATATTCGAATTCAGAGATGTTACGCATATCCCCTATTTTCTCGCGGCCATCCTCCTCGTCGATGTGGTAACTATCTTCCTGACACGCTATTTTCCTGAGAAGGTAGGTGGAGAAAGTCTGAATGACTGGTATGATAAATTCGGCCTGGAGGGTGTGATTGCTCATATTCTCATTATTCTGATTGGATTTATCTTAGCACAGGTTATCTATAGCACCTATGTTGCACCTACCTACGGTTGGAATCCTCTCCTGTTCATTGCTCTCCTCGTTGGAATCCAGTTAGTCCACGATGTTGTCTTCTACCATGGTATCATCAAGCAGATGCCTGCAGGCATGAATGATATGATGGATACATATAAGAAGTATGCACAGGAAAATGGTGGCACCATCTTACTGGGAAATGCCTTTATGATGATTGGCTCAGCCGCCGCAGCCCTTGGCCTTGAAGTTGTGCAGCCTTACGCCGCAGTTGCTGCGACAGTTCTTGGTGCTTACTCACTCCCTTACATCCTGAATACGAAGATGCAGGGTGACTACCATTACAAGCCTGTTGTGAAGGCTCAAAAGAAGGAAGAGGGAACAGAAGAAACAGAGGAAAAACAGAAACCGAAGGTAAAGGCCCCCATATCAGTTCCGAAGCGCCCATCAACACCGTGGGATATGCTGAAGCCCCAGGTCCAATCCAATACACCTGACCAGGTTGATACGAAGAATTTCATGCAGGGTGGCATGGAGACAAGTGCATTTGAAGGTGGCAGCTCTTATAGTCCTTATTCACTCTTATAAGGCAGCTTAAAGTTAGCACCTAACCATTATTATAATGGAAGTTTATAAGAGTCTTGTTGAATCTGCATTTCAGATGGCTGAATATAATATTTCAAAAATCAATGCCGAGATTATTGAACTTGATGGCATGAGTGGTACAAAGACAAGACACTTTTATAATAATCTACTTAATACCAAGGATGCACGCTATCTAGAAGTGGGTACATGGAAGGGAAGTTCTGTCTGTTCTGCAATGTATGGAAATAAGGCGAAGGTTGTTTGCATAGATAACTGGAGTGAGTGGGGTGGTCCTAAGAAGGAATTTTTGGAGAATTTCAACAAGTTCAAGGGAGAAAATGATGCGACATTTATTGAGAGCGATTGCTATAAGGTCAATATTGCATCGCTGCCTAAGTTTAATATTTACATGTATGACGGGGGCCACTCAGTTGAGTGTCATTTCAAGGCGCTCACACATTATTATGATTGCCTAGATGACTTGTTTATTTATATTGTAGATGACTGGAACTGTAATGATGCGCGTGAAGGTACAAAACTTGCCATAAAAAGCCTTAATTTGAAGGTTCTTTATGAGAAGGAACATCGGCTAACAATGGATGGTTCTCATACACCGCAGCCCCAGGCGAAGAATACCTGGTGGAATGGCATCTACATTGCCATTTTACATAAGTAGTGTACACGGTGAACGCGTTCTAAGATTTTATCATGTGTAAAGTTTGCCACCGCATATTGATATGCGGCCTCGGCCATCTTTAAACATTCTTCGTAATTCTCCATCATCCAATACGTCTGTTCCAGTAGATTTGATAAATCCATATGTACTGGAACATAATGGACATAAGGTATTAAATCTTCATACCAATAATCAACATAATGTCTATCAATTAAGAGTAGGGGCCTCTTAGAAAAGAGTAAGAACTTAAGGCGTGCTGACCATCCATTTCCGCCAATGTCAATTAAATACTTATAACTTACAAGGTCTGGTAGGGACTTGTACGTTGTTACTTGCTCATCTATAATTCCTCCAGGGCGCGGATATACATGAACAATATCAAATAGGTCCTTATGCTGTTGTCCTATTAAATATAAGAGGTGGCGCGTTGAATACTCAGGAACATCTGATAAAGCTGAATTGAGATTTCCAAACCAGCCTATTTTATTAATTGTAGGAGGCTTCTTGCTGGCGACTTTTATCTGTCTTACAACAGCTTCAAAAGAATGAATATTTACACTCGCCCATGAGTGAAAACTGTAATCAGGCCCTGCAAAATGCCTGAGAGACGGAATGCGTTTATCATAACAAAATGTATATGTATTTTCTGTCGACCCTCTATCATTACATGTAAACGGTGTATTAAGAATTTCACGATTCTTATATTTTTCAGCACATTCCTCTATAAGCGTTGTTATGGCTCTTTCCGCCTCTGTCATTTTACTTTATACTTATTTTATACCCGCTCTAAAACCGCGACATAGATACCTGTCTTCCACTTTTGATTGACCTGGTCATAAGTCGTTCGTAGACTTAGTTCCTTCGTCGCCGCAACAAATGCATCTCTCGTATGGCGACAATTCCAGTCATTCAGAACAACAATGAAAATATCATCCATTGCCGATGCATAATGCTTGAGAATACTAGAGGTTGACTTGAGCGTGTGAATTCCGCTATAGACAAGAAGATTCGACTTGGATAGACTGGCCGCATGCACCTCGTAGTAATCTCCTTGATGAAATAGAGGATTATTTGTGCCTTTTGAGGTTGCAACTGTTTCAAAGAACTCTCTTGTAGTAATTTCATATCTCGGTGGAGTATTAATACAAATAAAAGAGCCACTATTCTGATACATACCTGCGCAAATGATGGATGTTTCCCATGTTCCTAATTCCAGATACCTTGGACTTATAAAACACAGATTATTTATCAGATGTTTCTCATTTGCATGGTCTGGAGTCAGTTTTGAAACGCTCTTCTCAGCATTTTCAAAGGCTATTTGAATCGTACTCTTATAGTATTCTATACGCGCAGCCTTCTCATTCTTAATATTTGTAGCAACATAATATACACGTTCCAGAAGCTTATCTTTGGTGAAATTAGTCGTCGCATACTCAAAAGCTGCCTGAGCCATCCCCAGACACTCTTCATAGTGCTCCATCATCCAGTGTGTTTTCTCAACTAAATCAGAAAGGTCCATGTTTACAGGAACATAGTGAACATAGGGCTTCAAATCATTATGATAGTAATCTATATAATGCCTGTCTACTAGCAGAAGAGGCCTCTTAGAGAAGAGTAGAAGCTTGAGTCGGCATGACCATGAGTTTCCTCCAATATCAATTAAGAATCGATAGCGCATTTGCTCAGGAAGAGTGAGATACGTCTTAATGTTCTGATTGAGTTGACCATCCTTGGGGTCAACCTGTACAATATCAAAAAGTTCAGGATTTTCATCGCCTATCTTCTTCATAAGAGGACGTGTCTTATGTTCAGGTACATCACTGAATATAGGAGAATAAATATTACCAAACCAGCCTACCTTATTAATAGTTGGCTGCATGTCTCCTGCTGCAATAATCTGGTCACGAGTCTCTTGAAATGAACGGATATTTACAGGTGGACAGTGATAAAAATAGCTGTCAGGTCCTGCGAACTTTTCCAAGGCTGGATTCCGTCTGTCATAGCACATGGCATATTTAAGTATAGAGTCATTCTTATTTCCTCTATCATCTGTTTCAAAGGGTGTTAGATTAATCGAAGGGTCATTGTATTTGAGAGCACACTCTTTCAGAAACCATCTCAGTGCGAATTCTCTTTGGTCCATTGTATAATAGTATTTAATCGGGTTTAAACTAGTTCTTTCTTTAAAAAGAAAGATGACATCAACACTTGGTACACCAGGGCAATTATGTAATCATATATTTAGAAATATATGTGTTAGTTTACTTGCTATGAAATTTGATTTAGCTGTGACATATTCCTATTCGGATGAAATTAAGCGTCTTGGTATACCTTTGTATAGTGGAAAGTATACGTATGATACTTATGTAATCGTGGATGATGATAATTTTATTTATTTATTATCAGCGGTCGATACTCTTCAATCAAATCTATATGTACCCAAGGCTTTTTTCCAGACAGCTCAAATATCTCCTATTATTTATAAGTATTTAGAATATATAAGAAATCATAAATTTTGTAATGATAATAACGAAGTATTTCTTCATATACGCCTAGGCGACACAATTAGTTGTAATCCAGGATTTAAATATTATGATAAAGTATTATCTTCACTCGCATTTACAAATGGATATATAGGCAGTGACTCACCTGAGCATGAAATCTGTCAAAAACTTGTAGAGAAATATCCTACACTACAAATTTTAACTACAAATGCTGTTGATACTATTTTATTGGGAAGTTCAAAGAAGTATATAGTATTATCACATGGCACTTTTTCAGCCATGATTGGATATATATCTAATTGTGATTCTATAATTTATTATCCTGAATACGATTATTCAAATAGTACAAATGCACATTCCGATAAAATTTTCTCAGAACCTTCATGGAATCAGGTAAAATGGGTCTAAACTATGTACACCTTGTTGAGATAGATGAAGCAATCTTCTTCTACGACTTCACTTACAGCTCTTACAGAGGCGAATTTTGATAGAGAATGTTTTATATGTCTAGATATTGCAAATGAATCAGGAGAACCACTTGTTGATAGTAGTATACTAAGAACATGTGGTTGCAAGTTTGTTGTACATCCAGAGTGTTGGAATAAGTGGATGGTGGGAAAGTCAGACTGGGATTGTCCTATTTGTCATAAGAAAAGTTTGAATACACCGAGTGTCCCCCCTAATCCTGTTCTTACTGTTGCCCAAGAGCTTCAAGTTAAAAATAAAAATTTGTATTATGTTTATATTAGTTTGGTATGTATTTTTGGCATTACTGTAATTATTGGTATTGTTTTGTCTGTTCTTAAGTAGATAAATGGCTGGAGCAGACCATGGAGAAATTATGTCAGAAGAAGAGCGGGTCACAATACTTGACTGGATAGAATCAAATGCAGATAATTTTACTGTTGCACCAGATAACAAGCGCATTCATATATTTGTAAAAGATGCAACATCTACTGTAACATCTACGCGTGCGCAAAAACAAATACTTCCACCATATACCACTACTTTTCCTAGCTGTGTCTGGAAGATTAAAGAAAGACTTATTGAAAAAGAAAAACTTCATGAGTATGTACAAGAACCAACTCATCAGGATTTTATAGCGGTTATTTCTACGCATGGATATATTGAAAAACATAAAGATGAAAATACAGGAGATGCTATACATTGTAGATTTAATGTATTCATAGAATTACCTAAAAAAGGTGGTGAGACATATTATGATGGAAAAATAGTAAGTACAAAAGAAAGAGAATATTCTTTTGTAAAATCAGGGTTCGATTTTCACTGGACAAATCTTATAGAAGAGGGTAGACGTATTTCACTTTCTTTTGGATTTCTTATACCTATTACTGTGGCTCTCAGTTTAAATTCTACGGATATATGATATATGATGCGGCAAATACTATTCAATTTTATTTTGATACTAGATAGTAATAAATGGCTGGCGCAGACCGTGGAAAAATTATGACAGAAGAGGAGAGATTTGCAATACTTGAATGGGTAGATTCAAACATAGATAATTTCACAATGTTAGAATGGAATCGTCGTCATCATATATTTATAAAAGATGCGACATCTCCTTTACCATTTGCATCTACTAAACAAAAATTACCACCATATACTGAGAATTTTCCTACATGTATATGGAAAATTAAAGATAGGATTATTGAGAAGGAAAATCTCCTTAACTGTAATCAAGATATGTTATATCAAAATTTCATAGGAATTATTTTAAAAGATGGATTTATTCATAAACACAGGGACCCAAATGTAGGAAAAGAAATACATTGCAGATTTAATGTATTTGTAGAACTACCAAAAAAAGGTGGTGAGACGTTTTATGCTGATAAATTAATTGATTCTAAAGAAGGGCATTATGTATTGTGCAGGTCTGGTCTGGATGAGCACTGGTCAAACCCTGTAGAAGAGGGTAGACGCATTTCGCTTTCTTTTGGATTTCTTATGTTTATGGAGAAACTTGAGACGGTGTCTGCGTGTGATACAACTTCTCAATCTTATCAAATTCAGCAGACGCCATACCAATAGGCTTGTAAAACTTTACAAGCATCGGGTCAATCTCGCGTGTGATATGTAGCTCAGGTGTTTTTATATTATAGATAAGTTTGTCCTTACTGCGCATAATATTTAGAGACACATTCTTTTCAAACTCGTATGTTAACGTTGAAGTACCCTCTTGGAAATTTACAAGCTTATAAAGCTCACTATTTCCAAGACGAATCGCTTGATGTGCAAGAGGGTTCATTTCATCTCTTGAGATTCCGCTTACACCAATGAGAATATTCTTCTCTTCTGATGGAAGAAACTCGCAGTTTGCTGCAATAATTCGTTCAACCATAAACTTCTTTTTGGGCGCAGGCGCGACTGATTGAATGTTACCCATTTTATACTTCAGTGCTGAGTAGTAGCAACAATCAAATTTACCGGTGTAACGTCGTGACTTAATTCTAAGAAAGCTATGGCTTTCTTAGAATTAATGTCAAACGACTATTAGAGTGATAAAACTTAAAAATAAAGAAGCTCAAAAGCTTCTTTATTTTTAAGTTATCAC